CATGATTACTTGCCCTCCATCGTACTGAAGCGTTGTATGGCGAGTAAGTAGATAAACCTTTCGGAACGGTACGACCTCTAGCGGAATGCCGCAACCAGCCCGTGCTGTACATTAGGATGAAAAGCTCGCCCAGCGGCGATCTACCAACGGCCTCTTGTCCGTGGATAACCAGGGCTTGAATCCTGGATGCTGGGAACGATTTCGCGGGGATGGTGGAGCGGTATACGCAGCGGCCTTAAAAGCCGCCGCCCAACTGGGCTCGCTGGGTTCGAATCCCGCTCCCCGCACCAAACATAGTGCCTGCCTTTTGGGCAGGCTTTATGCCGCGTTATGATATAATCTTAATGGAGCATAAATATGTTCGAATCACTATTGTCCAGTGGCCACCCAGGCGCTGCAGAAACGGGGGATGTGGTATTCCTATATGACCCTGTTACAAATACGGATCTTGTTGGTGGTCCAGCAGTAACCACACTATCGGGTGGTGCAGTCGCAGATGAAACTATTTTGATCAATGGGCAACCTACTCTTAAATTTCCATCCGTAACAGCAAAACATGTTATTACATTTCCTACGGATCTAAATTTAGTCCAAGGTAATTGGACATTGGAGTGGTCGTTTATCAACAACAGTGCGCCAACAGCTTATGCCAACGATTTCGTAATGTACTCTAGAACTGGTGGTGCAGGCGTTGGTCTATATACCCGTTTTGGAGATGGTGGGTTCCTTAACCGTTGGGTATTGTCAGATCCAAGAGGTGCAGCAACTCCGAGTCTCACGCAACCTTTACCGTTCACTAAAGCAGCATTGGTTGGGTTAACGACTAACGTAGCCCTGGTCAGTATTGCCGGCGTCATCCGGGTATACGTTAACGGCGTAGCTACAATGATGGCCCTGGGTAACGGTAGCACCAACTACAACCAACCTACCTTTATAGCTGAAGGTATGGACAAGATTTATGCATTTGGTCTAGGTGATGTCAACTCTACTGTTCGAGCAGTACCAGGGAACCGTGGTCGTATTCGACTAAGTAACTTTGCTAGATATAAGAGCAACTACACTCCTGGCCCATTGACCCTGTAAAAAAATACTACCAGTGTAATAATATACAGCGGACATGGCGGAATTGGTAGACGCACTGGATTTAGGTTCCAGCGCCGCAAGGCGTGAGAGTTCGAGTCTCTCTGTCCGCACCAAACGTGCTCTACGGAGCCAACAAGTAAGAGCGTAATCGTTAACGCTTCGTTAACCGAGGTCATGGTGAGAAAGGAGTGTGGTTCGATTCCACATGATAAGTCTTAAGGACAATAAGCCTTAAGTAACTCTGGTGAGACAAATGGTTCGGCCAGCTAGGCCGTTAAATGCATCGGCGGAATCCGATCAAGTAGCAAAGTTTTGGAAGTATGGCCGAGTGGGTTAAGGCAGCAGTCTTGAAAACTGCCGGGTGTAACAGCCCCTAGAGTTCGAATCTCTATGCTTCCGCCAATTTAGAGCTGAGATGGCAGAGTGGACGAATGCGCGGGATTGCAAATCCTGTTTCGAAAGATCATCGGGGGTTCAAATCCCTCTCTTAGCTCCAAGCCGTTATAGCTCAGTAGGTAGAGCAACTCACTTGTAATGAGAAGGTCGCGGGTTCGATTCCTGCTGACGGCACCAGATACGACGAAAACTCGTTGTTGCAACATTGGCCTTAGAGCCCCTTCGCATTGGCTCGCCTTCGGGTGAGCTTTATGCCCACAATCAATCAAGAGGAATTTACAATGTATCCACACAACTATTTCCCTAAACGTAAAACAGCAGCTGAGCGTCTGCGTGACGGCGAAGCATATCGGGCAATGTTAGATAAACAAACAGCAGCCGAAGCAGAGCGTACTCGGTTCAAAGGACCTGAGCCAATCCAGGAAGCCATAGTGGCTTATGGAGCTGGCTTACAACCATACTTCAATGACATCCGGGGTGATAGCACTTGGAGCAATGCACAGATCTGTGGTAAGTTAGAAATAGCCATGCATGAGATCCGTGACGGCTTTACCGAAAGGCAGAAAGCTTATAAGACATATGAGCCTACGGTTGTATTTGTAGAAGAAGGCAGACGTGGATATTTCTCGTTGCGTTTAGATGGTTGGGAAATAGGGAAGATTAGCTAATGGATCTTATCTTTAAGCAACATGTTTCACAACTCGATCAATCGGTTAACTTCGAACACCGCTTTGCTGACCACCCTGGGATGCTAGAGGCACGTTACGTACGTCGGGTTGATGACTACTTCATTGTTTACTTGTCTTCTCAGACAGGTTGTGAACAGGCTTGCCGGATGTGTTGGCTGACAGCAACAGGGCAAAACAAGACACGCGATGTTACTGTACAGGAATACTTGGACCAGGCTAAAGAAGTCCTCAAGTATTACGATGAACGTAACCCAGCTAAGATGGTACACTTTAACTTCATGGCACGCGGTGAACCATTCGCCAATAAGATCTTTCTAGAGCATGCAGATGAAGTATTGGCTGGACTCGCCACTTTAGCTAAAGAACGTGGACTGGAATACAAGTTCCTGATTTCTACGATCTTTCCCGAAGAGGTAGGGTACATTGATCTTACTGAGATCTTTAAAGAACCCGCGTTATATCCAGAACTGTACTACTCTATCTACAGCATGGACAAAAAGTTCCGTAGACGGTGGTTACCAAAGGCAGCCTCCCCAGAACGAGCATTAGACGAATTAAAGGCATGGCAAGAGCACACGGGTAAAATCCCAAAGATTCACTATGCGTTCATTAATAATGAAAACGATAGTCTTGGTGCAGTTAAAGCGATCTGTGACGAAATCGTTGAACTAGAACTCGATGTGAATTGGAACGTAGTTCGTTATAATCCACCAGAAGGACATTACTCCAAGGAAACAGTAGAAGGGCAAATACACTACCTAGCTGGTTACATTCGTAGTCGGTTACCTAAGGCACGTGTTAAAGTAATCCCTCGGGTTGGTACGGATGTCCAAGCGAGTTGTGGTACGTTCTTGAAATAAAATACTGGTGCTGTAATAGTATACGACCAAGGCATGTGTTGTAAGCGGTTTACATGCTGAACGGTGGAAGATACAAATAACAACGACGGCTGTCAACCGTCAAACCGAATGTCTTATTTACGCATGTGACAGTGTGTCTATAAGAAGGTCGTGTAATAATGTTGTGGATATCCGATAGGGCCAGCCATTGGGTGCTGGACGTAGATATCTTCAATCTCTTATTAGGCGGCGCCGGATAACACCAAGATCTCTGATTAATTGGGGATAGAGCAGGCCGGCCTTGGAACTATCTGGTTTAACTTAAGTATTGAGTCCTACCTGCGGGTAGGGCTTTATGCTGTGTAAAAGAATACTCGCGGTAATACAATATACAGGACTATACGTTCAAGCACTTAGAAAGTTACGAGCATCGTAATTAACGCTTGAAAGGTATAAACATGTTTTACAACGATTGGTCCGAAAGTGGTATTGATGGTTTGATGTCTGACTTCTCCATTCACGAAAGTGATTTGGCTGGTGTAACAATCATTCACGCTGACTATACTTACGAAGATTACAGTGGGTCCGCCTACGTGCTCTACGTTAAGGAAGGAAAGTATTATGAAGTCCATGGTTCTCACTGCTCCTGTATGGGACTGGAAGGACAATGGGAGCCTGAAGAATGCGCCCTGTACGAGTTGGCAGAAATGCTAACACGCCGAGGTGATTCCGTCATCGGTAAAGACCTTCAATCTTACTTGGATAGATGAACTGTAGTTCTGTAGCAAAGGAGTTCCCTTCGGGGAGCTCTTATGCCGTTGTGTAGAAATACTCGATTGGACAATGTAGTGAACCAATAACCGTTAATCCCGCAATGAGGTTAGGACCATGCGATTCAATTGGGAACCCGGTCGACAAGGAACAGGTTACGAGAAATTACAACTCTTAAACCGTTGGAAGTTCTTTAGTCGATTTAAATGGGATCTTTACTTACTGCGTTACCCGGTAGGCTCAGGTATCCCTAGACATCGTGATCCATTACCTAACCACAGGCATTACCGGTTAAACATCTATCTGCGCAACGCAAGTGCAGGTGGTGTCCCTGAACATGATGATGTAATCATAAGCAACCGCTTCTTTACATTGTTCAGACCAGATTTGTCAACACACAGCGTTAGCCCCGTAACTAAAGGTACGCGCTATGTCTTAAGCTTTGGCTTATCAAAACAAATTAACGTCTAAACTCTCTTTCCATCCGCGTGAGGTTTATATGAAACAAGAAACAAAGACATTTGAAATCATTGGTGGAGAACCCGAACCGGGAACTAAACCGATCAAAGGCTGGACTGTCGGCGTGCCGGTAGAACCAGAAGCTGTTAAACAACTGAAGAACATTGCTGCACTTCCGTTCATCTATTCCCACGTCGCAGTAATGCCTGACGTTCATTTGGGTAAAGGTGCAACGGTTGGTTCTGTGATCGCTACTAAAGGCGCTATCGTGCCAGCAGCAGTCGGTGTAGACATTGGGTGCGGAATGGCAGCCCAACGCCTGCGCTTCTCCTCAGACGCGCTTCCAGAGTCTCTGGGGCATCTCCGTGCCGCTATTGAATCGTGCGTACCTCATGGACGTACGGATAATGGCGGTAAGAACGATCGTGGTGCTTTTGGTACCGTGTCTATCTTCAATCATCAAGTGAAAGCTGTACGCGAAGAAGCTGAAAAGCTCCGCCGGCAACTGGACTCGATTGTTGAACGGCATCCAAAACTGAAGCGTGCTTCTGAGAAAGCCTGGAACCACGTAGGTACACTTGGTACAGGTAACCACTTCATCGAACTGTGTCTAGATGAAACAGATCGTGTGTGGATTATGCTGCACTCTGGTTCTCGTGGTATTGGTAACGCTATCGGTTCGTACTTCATCGAGAAAGCCAAAGAAGAGATGGGTCGGTTCTTCATCCATCTGCCGGACAAAGATCTGTCATATCTTCCAGAAGGTTCCCGTTACTACAACGATTACGTTGAAGCGGTATCCTGGGCGCAGCGCTTTGCTGCATTGAACCGTTCGGTAATGATGCACGCTGCACTGGGCGCTATTCACCGTACGTTGGGTCTGCCGATTGATTCTGATATGGAAGCAATCAACTGCCACCACAACTACGTGTCTGAAGAACGACACATGGGACAAAACGTTATCGTAACTCGTAAGGGTGCGGTAGCTGCTCATGAAGGTACTCTGGGGATCATCCCTGGATCGATGGGTGCTAAGTCTTTCATCGTTCGCGGTAAAGGTAATCGTGATTCCTTCTGCTCGTGTTCGCATGGAGCTGGTCGTGTCATGTCGCGTACCCAAGCTGCCAAGACCTTTACACTGGAAGATCACATCCGTGACACAGCTGGTGTTGAATGCCGTAAGGATATCGAGGTAATCGATGAAACACCTAAGGCATACAAAAACATCGAAGACGTGATGTCTGCTCAGGAAGAACTGGTAGATATCGTTCATACACTGAAACAATTCCTGTGCGTGAAAGGATGATATGGACTATACCGGATTCTGCCAAGCCGTTGAGGAGTTTGGATTAAAACATGTACGGGATGTGTCGAGTAGTTATTACTTAACACAAGCCCAAAAATACGTTTACATCATCGGACGTATCAACGAAGATCTTCGGCGCAGGTTCCCTGATGCCGAATTCCAAACCGATTCTTGGTTTGACTTTGACCACGGCGACATAACCAAACAACATTGGTTCGTGTCATCTACAATCTACCAAAATGACCGCGCATTCCAATACCAGATCCGTATTATTCAAACGTATCTGCAGGAAGGTAGCGACTACGAAATTGAGAAAAAGGAAAGACCATACATGTCACGATTCCAAGACCGCGTACAGAAATACAGCCTCGACATCTTTGCTGAACTGACAGTCGATGCTAGTCTGTCTTCCAGCGAGTTCATCACCAAGTTCGAGAAAGCACTTATCGATAAACTAGAAGAGACCTATGACCGTAAAGGTTTTGAAGTGTCCCTGACAGTAAGTCATGGTAAGAGTGTTGTATATACTGCTTCGGTAGAAGATGCCATTGATGGTGCGGAAGTTACACTGGAAATTGGTCGTGAAGACTACATCGCCTCCACCGAAGAAAAGCCAGGTCTCAAGTGGACTAAAGACTTCAGTCTTGAAGCTGTTTATAAAGAAGATCCTGAGTTCTTCAATAAACTGTCTAAGGTTCGGGCAACGATTGAATTCAGTCGTATCGCTACTAATGCACTGACTGATGCTTTCTTGACTAACGAAGAAGCTGTGGACAAGAACCTCGGTGCTTCCGTTATCCACGATTACGTAGCGCAGAAACTACAAGAAGCAGCACCACCTTGCGAGTTCACTATTAAAGTGGAAGTTGAAAATCGCACGGCAACGCTGCACGTAGAAGAAGCTACCACCAAAGTTAAGTTCCGCTTGCGCGCAACTCGTGAACTGGATACTGCTGAATGAAAAAGATTGTAATTGCTTTGGCCATCGCTTTTGCGTTGGCCGTTCCGGCTCATGCAGCTAGTGTTGTTCGTCAACACTCTGCCTGGGTGGAGTCTGCTAACTGTGTGTTGGTAGATCGTAAAGAATCCGTATCCGGTGGATTGGTCGGTGGTGCCGTAGGTGGTGTTGGTGGCGCTCTGGTTGGTAGCCTGTTCGGTAAGAAAGGACGTACGTTAGGTGCAATCGCTGGTGGCCTAGGTGGTGCAGCTTATGGCTCGTCTGGTGAAAAGATTTACAACTGCACGTTGCTCGCTACATTGCAAGATGGTTCCAAACACATGATCACTAAGATCACCAATACCCAAATCACGACCCAAGACAAAATCGGTGTAGCTGAATTGTCTGATGGTTCTTTCCAAGCCCTCTAAGGTTAACACATGTCGATTACAACTGAGATCATTGCTTCGATCACCCACGCTATTCAAGAAGTGTCCCGTCCTCTGGCTAAACTTCCACCTAACTTTGGTTTGTTGGTAGCACGGTTCTTGCAAGCAGCACCGTATAACTATTCAACCAGCACTCAGACATTGGGTGACGGTAAATTCCATATCTTCCTGGATGATTTCAAACAGAAAGATTGGATGGTAACCATTGAGGTCAACGGTGACTTTGTTTACACCTTAGACGGTCCTCACGAAGTAGGTCGTGAAATTTGTGAAGCCACCGAAACAGTGGAGCCCTCCGTAGAAGGTCCAACCATCACTGGTATTACTGTGGCGGAAGCCATGGCTGTGATCAAGCATGCTATTGCTACGGATGAAAGCTATGCCTGGGGCTGGCAATCCAACATCGCCATGCCTATCGTAGACGACCTGGGTATCGATGGTAAAATCGCTAACCGTTGTGCAGCACGTCTGCTGCGCCATTTCTTTGGTTACGATATCACCAATCAAAAAGAATACATCGCTCGCATGGCGTATCAAGAAGTACCTGATTCAGCAGAAAGCGATGACCCGGTCAACACCATCTACATCAATGTGACAGGTTATCAAGGTAATTCTGGCGCAGAAGCTTTGGCGCGCCGTTTGCCATTGTTTCTACAAGGGGGTGGTTACGATACCCGTATCAATATCGCTGGTACCACCCTGTCTGAAGATGAGCGTTCCCTAGCTCTCCCGGTTCCTGGCACACGTATCGTTGTGACCGGCGTTGAATCACGCTGGCACACCGATCGCAGCGGTCCATCCATTGAAGAAGGTGTGGATGTTGCTGTAGACGACCTGGGGGAAGATCCAGATTGTCCATCAGACGACGACCCGGATGCTCCTTTCGACTTAGAAGAACCAGAAGGTATTTTCGGTAGTGCAGTGAGTTCATATATCCAGGAACCTAAACTGGTATTGAAGGTGACCATTCCAGAATACGAATGCAACCCAACGCTGATTGTTGACGCACTGCGTGATCAATATCCTGATGCAGTACTGAAGGTCAAAATCAAACTGGATAGTTTCGGTTGTGATTCGATTAAGATCGGTTTGGCTCAACGTAAGGCATTGACCTTTACAATCGACCCAGCTGACCCAGATCCAAAAGGCACTGTCGATTTCATCCAGCGTGAACTCATGCGTTCTTATGGACTGAGTGATAAGTACGAAACCCCACGTAAACTGGATGATCCTGGGCAAGAAGTAGAAGATCTTACCCCACCAGACTTCGATGATGAACGCACTGGTTATGCGGAACCCATGCTGCCCGAAGTAGCAGAGCCTTCACTGACAATGACACAGGAAAAGATGCAACTGTCTGATCCTGAACATCGTCGCAATGCTTACCTGTTTGATCGCCGTGAAGGTGACCAAGTCCGTATCGTGATGTTCCACGTTGCTGTAGACGAGGAAGGCTTCGATGTAGAACAAATCCTAGGTGAAGGCTACACTATCGTTGAAGCGTCCCCGAGTACGTTCTATGGCTTGCTGGAATCTATCTCTCCAGAAGTGGTGCGCTATTCGGCTGAACTCTACGAGAACAACGCGCGTTGGATCAATCGTTTTGGTAATGGCGAAGAAGTCTCTACTCGCCATCACGAAGGTCCGTTCACTCTGTTCAATATCTCGCAAGGTAGCATCCCTAAAGCTATCTACGCCGACATTGAAGAATGCTGGACTGCTTTCCAGAACGTTGATCGGTTGCCAGAACTTGCCGATTACCTGAATGATCCTACCATCATTATTGGTGTGGAAGATTATCTCAAGGTTACTCGCGGTGGTATGATGATCGTACGTGAGCACCCACGGTTGGAAGAACTGTTCTTGAAGTACATCAAGTTCAAAGCTTTGAACAACCCACAAATCGATCGTTGGATTAAATCCTTCGGTCTGTAACAAAAAAAAAATAGGCATATTGGCTCTCCGCGAGGAGAGCCTTTATGCCGTAACAAAGTTACATAGGGGAAAGTTTTACATCTGCAGGCAATGCATGAATGAAGCGAGTAGCCCCGCTCCGCAATACCAGAAAGCCTGCAAGGGGTTCATCAACAGCATGGATGTTCAACGATACAAAACCAGCCACGTCTTCATTCATTACATTTGGCCATTGCTGTACGAAATGGAAATTGACATCATTACCATTCTTCAGCAGTTCACCAAACGCATCGTAGATCTGAGTTCTACGGGCAGCACCGAGATCTATTTTACCTGTTTGCGCAATCTCGGTATAACGGGTGAATGCTTCACGCGTCAGGCACCACTCTTGTGGGTTCGCTGCGCCAGCCGTACCCTTCACTTGAATCTTTCTGCGGATTACTTCCGCATTACCTTGAACGATGACAGCCACATCATCTTCCAGGCGTTGAATGGAGCCACGCAGCAGAGTACCAGTTACGCTATAAAACTCAACTGGTACCGATTGATCTTTGCTGGTATAAAAGCTTACCAGTGCTTTCAGGTGAGACATGTCAATGCTCCGAACTTATGCACACAGAGGCGTAACGATGTACATCTTCCAGTCACGCACGTTCTGACCGATAGTCAGGAAAGGATGTTCTGCTTTGAGATCCAGACCAGTTGCAGTCCTGGTAGTAACTTCGTTACCGTTCAGATCTTTAACTTCCAGGTTGTACATGTCCATGTTTTGCAGTTCCATGATAATTTCCTCTTACGATGTTGGGGGCTGTTGCAATTAAGTGATATAGATCTGAGATTGTTTAAAACCCAGTCGCCCGCATAAAACCAATCGCCATAAAGATGGCGATCCACATGAAACAAATAATGGTAGCCCAGGAGAAAGGCATGTTCTCGTGGTACCAGCCAGCCACTTTCATTTTGCTGACGACTCGAACAAAGTCCCATTCGGCCATGTGCCGCTCAAACTTCCATTCGATCCAGTAGATCTGGCAGATTGCCACGAACCTGGCACCATAGTGCAATAAGGCCAGAACGAGAACACCACTTAGAGCAAGATCAAAAGTTGCCATGGTTAAGTCCACTTCGGTAAGTGATAGACGTTAGTGATGTCCAGTGCAATAAGGATCAGCCAGTACACCATGGACAACAGCACGCCGCCACTTAATGTCCAAGTCACCCAACTCAACTTACTTTCAAACATAACCGTACGGAAGAGCTTATTAAAAAGCATAGTCCGTGCTTCCTGGTATGGATCTACCGAAGAATCCCAACCTGGTTTCAGAGGACGCATCACTCGACGGATGTCATCATCGCTTGGATTGAACCGACGTTCAATGACAAGCTGGCAGACCATGAACCAACCCATCCAAGCTAGGAAAAGGAGCCCACAGCCCACTGTGCTAATTTGTGTTATCATCTACCCTACCATCGCCTTAATTAGTTCTAATGCCGCTACGAGGACTACAGAGCCTATAAAAGCCATCATCGTAACACGTTGTATGGTATCAAGTCGGATTGCTTTCTGCCGACGGTGCATCCTATCTAAAAGAGGGTTATCCACAACAAATCCTTAGTTGACGTATTGTTTCTTATTCACTGTATCCAACAGATCAATACGTGCTTGAATCTTATTTAAAATTTGTTTATTTTGTCGTTCAGTCAGACGTTGGTCTTTTACATAGGCCTTAGTCGCTGGAACGTAATAATCAAATTCATGGCTGACAGTGTCACAGTGATTCGAGGCTATGACAAAACATTCCAGTGAAGTCATGCTTTTGTCTAGCAGTGGATTAACACCATCAACTGCTGCACGCCCGGAACCCAGATGCATGGGTAGTTCAGTGCTGCTATTGATGTGGCTACCATTGGAGGTGATAACTGTACCTTCCCCATCCTCAGTGACAACCATCATGGACGTTGCACCATTGAACACACGTCGTGCACTATTTGGCCGTATATTAACTTCGACTCTGGTATAAGCGTCAAGGTCAACACCAGCTGCCAGTGCATTCAACAGTTCGCTGGTATTACCCACCGACCCGGCAAATGAGACCACACTGATTTTCTTGCCATTAAATGTGGCATTCTCAGGAAAGATGAGTTTACTAACGTCATTGTAATAAACATCAACTCCCTTAGCGGCTCTACGGAAATCGACATAGCCAGATTTCTTAACCGGCTTACGGCCGATGGTATTAGTGCCGATAGTCTGACGCATGAGCTTGTCTGCGATTAACGTTTTTCCATCATAGACAATGTACGTCATTTACGAAACACCCACTCTATCAGTACATAAATCCCCATCCAGATCAGTGCATTACCAATCCAGTAATTCCAGGTATCCATGTCGAAATGCAACCCATAGCGCTGTTCTAATCCAGTTTGGATAAACAACACGCTAAGTATTAATAAAGAAAAACGACCTAACGACATATCTGCTCCAGACGGCATAAAGCCAGCACAGCGGCTGGCTCTATTAATAGGTGGAATTCACGTGGCACCAACACACCGACGGGTAGGTGATAAGTTGGGAGATGTTCCACGGAATTCCGATTCGTCTACATATAATTGCATAACGAGTTATTCTTCACCAGCCCTGAGATAATAAATACGTATCTCGTGCCGGTCATCATAACCTGCCATGGAATGTTGTTCGACGATCCAACCAGCTTTACGGTAATGTTCAGCAAGGTACTTGACTACTTCTGAATCTATCCAGGCATAGTCTTCGTTCATACGGGCGTGAATATACGGATATCCACGACCATCCTCAGTATCGCGAGATTCTAATATCGCGGCATTGAGGATTTCAGAATATTTGGCGATTTCCTCGCCGTACAACGATTGAATCCGATCTTGTTTAGTTGGGATTTCCATTACTGCTTCCATCGTTTGCGGACAGGTCGATATAAAATGGTGCCGAGCCTAGCGAAGATTACTGCCATCGCTAGACCCGCACCCGCCACCCATGGGGAGCCGTTGGCCAACCCCGCCATGATACTGACGCCAGCTACAAAAGCAATGGCCCATGAAAAGGCCATTGCTAATGCTAAACCTGTAGTCGCTGCTTCTTTTATTAGCGTTTCTTTTGCGCTCACTTAGTGGCCTTAGTCGTATGCAGCATGAAAGTTAAACGTATGGAATGTTTGAATCCGGTATTTGTATTTACGGATCAATTCCTGGAAGAACTCTTTGGTGTAATGCTTACGCGCACCGAATCGTTCTACGTTGTGGAGATCTCGCTCAGTCACGCTGACAGCTTCGTTGCACAGAGTGCGACGTAAGTATGCCACTGCGTCATTGCGATCCTTCAGCGTACGCTCAGGGAGCACCTCGATGTTGATATGCAGGGCACTGCCATGTACAGGACAGGTAGCAGTGAGGTACGGGGTGAGCGATGTGTCTTCTGGTACAACCATTCGCACAACAGTGTCTTCCGAGAAAGTCACGTGTTCGTCAGCTTCAAACTGACGGCGGATAACGGTGGCCTTGCAGAGAAACCGCAACAGAGTAGCTTTCTGGAACGGCAGTTCTTCTTCAGTAAATGTGTAATACATAGCGTTCCTCTTTTCGTCTAATGGTCTTAACAGCATAAAGCTCACCCGAAGGTGAGCCAATGATTGTGTCTGGCAACCCAGATCACAGGCGTCAGTCGATGACGTCCGCCGGAGGAGGTGCGAGGGAATCTAACCCTGCTAGTCGTTTAGCACTAAGTTGTTAAAGAGCGATCAAGAGAAAGGAAACAACACATGCAGTATCACCACATATATAGTTGTACACTCTTCTCTGTCAAACGAGTTCTCGTGATGGAGGATCTTCAAGCGTCCAGTCTAAATTGGTCGGGGGTTCCAGATACTCACCTTTCGGTTTAAATATACACCTGGTAATCCGGCCCTCGTGGCGCACGACCTGACAGTTCGCTTCTAAGACAACCTCATACTGTCGTGACAGCTTCATCAACGCCTTATCGAGTTCAGTGCGTTCTAAGACTTCACCCAGTTCGCCGCTCCGGCGTTGTGGGATATTCTTAGGGTCTCCCCAATCAATGATTATCTCAAAGATTGTAGCACCGTACTCAGGATGATACCCGTATTGACGAATCTTAAATAGATCAGTGTCTTTGTCTGCGTAGGACGCTAGACACGTTAACGGTTCTCCCGCAACCCGAGAGAACGTAAGGGGTACTGGGGTAGGTATGATATCAACCAACACCAAGTGAGACATTAAGCCTCCCGACGCTTATTCCGGGTACGCTCAACGTGGCGATCAACAATAACGAAGTCAAGGTCGTCTTCATCAAAGATCTCTGGGAACTGACGAATCAATGCCCGAGTGATAATCGACTTAGCTGCTTTGTCATCGATGTAGTTGTACAGAATCACACCACGGTGATACAGGAAGAAAGGATACCAGCGGTTGTTCAGTGCAAGTTCACCTTCGAACCCACCGTACGACAGGGTATCGCCATTTGGGTGTTCACGATAAACGTCTAGTTGAACGTTACCGTCAGTGTGCAGCTGGAGCAGGTCATTACCCTGCCCACCAAAAATCGTTGGTCGTTTACGGGAACTAACTACGTCGGAGATAGAATCCATCAGACGTGGCATGTCTGTAACCAGTTCCTGGATGTCGCAGATCTTTTCAAGACCATCGCGAATTTCTTTCTCGATCAAATCGCGGATCTCGATCGACCAATTCTGGGCCGGCGCTTCCAGGATGTGAACACCGAACCATGCAAAACCGTTACTGTGTTTGACTTTGATGCAAAGATGAGGAATGTTGCCCTCACCATATTGTTTATTTGAGGTGTAGTTTTCGATTCTCTTTAAGAGGATCTTGATGTTATCAGGGACCTCGACGATGTGTGCTGACATGATGCATAAACCTTTTGGACATTTGGGAATTCATTGATTGCTGAGACATTTTGCTCACCAGATAATAAAGCGTAGTATTAATCTACAGCTTTGAAGTTAAGGTTCACCCCGTAAACGTTGGCATCGATATAAGCTTGACGCTTTTCCCATTCTTCATCACGGTCTTTGAACGTGGTAATGAACGAGATATCGAACCCGCGTTGGTTCAGGATGTCCGATGCTTGATCCGTAACGAAGTCACACAGCTTGGCGTTACGAGAACCACCAGCCATGTTTACCAGACGAACATAGAAGCTACTGAGAATAGTAGACATCGCCGTATCAGCCTGGCGGTTAGTTACAACGAAGTAAGCATGGGTAGCACGATGACGTACAACATACAACGAACCCGCACCAGTCTTATCGATCTGTTTGCGAGAGGCCAGCAGGTTTGCTTCGTAAAGCTCGTTTTCCAATTCTTGTGCAGAGAAGCGGACTGGCTGGGTCAGAAACCACAGCTCCAGTTCAGCTCCACGGGCTTTGGCTTTCTTAACAACATCAGCAGTCGCTTGAGTTTTGCTGTGAAACGCAGTGATAACACCAGCAAAGTTCTTGGTCTCACCCAACCAGACTTCACCAGTGTCGCCAATCAAGATTGCAAAGAACCCACCTTTGCAAGACTTAGGTGCGGTGCGTTGTTTCGTGAAATCCGCCATGTAACGGCGCAGGATGCCACGGGAAATATCACGATTCGACTTAGCTTGGGACACGGTACAAACTCCTAATGTGTGTAATTCTAATAATGTAATATAGCCTTCAGAAGCGTTTAAACTTCTTACTCTCTTTCGGCTTTCCACTCGATGAATTCTTTTACTGGGCGCTGGGCTACGGATGAATTGTAACAGGCCTGTTCATCTAATGGTGACATGCTGGCACCACGATTGTCAAACATTGTTTGCGCAACACAACCCGCACGTAGGTAAGCACGAGCCGCCATGTTTGGTTGCACTTCTTCACGCAGCCACTGTGATATCAACGCATCGTCTGGATTAGCTGGAGCGAAGAAGGGGGCTTTGTTGAGAATCAGTACGGCCAGGATCATAGCCACCGCAAAAAGAGCCAAGCCCGGTACGAACCACGTCGCGTGTCTTAAACGTTTCATTTCTTACTCCAATAGGCCTGCGCCTCTTCGGTTTTGGTATCAGCTTCTTTCAGACAACCCTGTACCTGAACGTCACTCAAGCGATTGTACTTATCTTCGGCTGCGGTTTCTATGAAACACTTTTCCAAGTAGCTTTTACGTAGAAAGTTGGTTTCCCGCATAACCTGGAAATCTTTATCGGCTTTATCAAACTCTAGCCGATATTTCATCAGCCAGACTTCGACATTGATATGGCTTTCACTAGCATCGTAACCCAGAATGGTGGCAATCTGGGCAACCGGAGCTTCTGCTGGAGGTGGGGCCTCTTCTTTCTGTGCCCACTTGTAGATACCAACTGCAAGGGCGATCAAGAGAATGGCCCATTCAATGAAACCCAGTGAGTAACCAAACAACTTAGCTTTACGCATCACAATCCCCTAACGAAATAAATGCAGCCCCGAAGGGCTGCGTTTATGCAACTTCAGTAAAGTGCAACACCGACATCGGTGGACACTCTGGATTACTACCACGCATGTAGAAGTAACCAGCCAAGTTCTCATGCGGACCTACCACACGGAACTCATCGCCTTCTCGGCCCAGAACAATATGCGAACGACCACGACGGGCACGAACAGCAAGATCTTGTTTCAGACGGACGACTTGTCTTTTTTGCAGCATTGGTATTACCTGTTGATTGATTGTAGGGTCATCTAATAGACGACTCTAGTTATTCTTTATTAAACAGTTCGGCAACAGCCTGACGGAATGCAACCCATTCACCAGTCCATACGCCTGTGCGTGCATCAGGAAGACGCCACATCTGATCATTGTAATGCAGGTCAGCATAACGCATTTCTTTCTTCCAACCATTCCGCATTTTACGAAGCTGTGTAGCACACGAATAACGGACAGCACGATCCCCATCATTCTTGTCGTCAAAGCAGATACCTGGGCCACCATCCAAACGTACACGCAAAGCCTGAGCCGCTTCAACCAGACGATTCGTAACGTTCTGCCAACGAATGGCACGCTGTTGGATATCCAGATATTCATCCATGCGATAGTTCTGACCACCTGGAGTATGAGACATCCACTCAGGGAACAACACAGTCATGTAATGAATCCATGCTGGATCATTGGTCAGTTCTTTATAGCGCTCGAACAGTTGTTCCTTTTTAATGCTTTTCGCAACTTCATTGCGCTCAACATTTGGAAGAGTCATCGATTCGTCACGGTTGCCTTTCCGCAAAAGAAAGGCTTTCATGGCTACACGAAATTCTTCCCAGAGTTTGGTATCGTTTTTGCTTTCACCCACAGACCATTCGTCAACAGCAGACCAGATCTTCAACCCATCACACAGAGCACGCCATTTCTTACGGTCAGCACTGAAAGTACCATGTTCGAGATAGCGCTGCAACAGCCCTACCGGCGTATAACGAATCGGCTTACCCAACTGCCCCACATGAGACACACCTGCTTTCTCTGCTATAGACAGGAACACCTTACAGGCGTTGTAGGTGGTTTCTACTCGCTCTTCAATCGGGACGTTCAGATCGTAGCTGATCCCGGTAGGAAAGAAAGATTGAAACCATGGTTGGGTTTTGGTCAGGAATACTACGTGACTCATTTGCGAATTCATTAAAGATAGCCCTTAAGAAGCTGGATTACTTTTTCGAGAGATTCTGGATTTACCGGTCCCAAAGGACGAGGGTAAATATCCATTTTCTTTTCTTCTAGGTATTCAACAAAAATAGCCATAGTTGGCTCACCCAAATGCTTCACACGGATGATGTCTTCTACAACTTCACCTTTCTTGTTCAAAGACGTATAAACGGTTACAATGAAACACAACCCTCTTACGCAATCGAACATATCAACTTGAGAGATGAACTTATTTTTGTTTGCCAGGTGCCACGGTGTATGCTTCGGACCAGATGGGTTAGGAAACTTAGCCATCATGGTTTTCTCTTGAGACGTCATTGCCATAACAGTTGAAACCCCTGACGATATAAAGCGAGCCCGAAGGCTCGCCTATTATGCTGCTGTTGCCTGACGATCCAGCAGATAGTTATCACGCACAATGCGCCACTGATCTGCAAGATTAATTCGGTTGTAGTTCGACTTCAAGTGTTTCAGGAAATCTTTAGGTGGCCGTGCTGCAAGCCCCTCCAGATCTTCAGGGTCCCATGGACTGCCGGTTACCGAGACTTGTGCTGCCAGGCCCAGTTCCAACATCTCCAGAGCTTTCTGCTCCAGGATAGCCTCGCCACGATAGCCAGGCATACCTGGGAACAGATCCAAGAACTTAGGCCACTGTTCTAGGATGTATTCTTTACGCAAACGCGCCAGTTTCTGATCTTTAGTTTCGACCATGGTCGATTGAATAGTAGTATTACCCACGACTGTATCCTTGTTTGATTGCACCTACGAATGGTTCGCCAGACAAATGGAAGTTCTGACACACCATTGGTTTAAAACGTAGATTTAAACTTGCATGCATATCGACTTTATACAAAGACAATGTGTGCGTGCAGGTTCGCACTCCTTCATTGGAATGACCTGGATCGAATGGGTAACGCTCCATCAACTTGCGCATCTCAGGAATGATGAAATCGATGATCCACTGGTTATGATCCAGTTGACCACCAAACTGAGTAATAGTTGGTAGGCGTGCCCACTGCTGCAAATCACTTGCACCACGCAAATCGAAGTACCAACTATCATCCGGATCATCGGAATGATGGCCAAACAACATGAACGTCTTGTTGTCAGCCTTGCGTACTACTTCGACAACATAGAACGATTCATTTACCATCTTTCTTCTCCTCAGACACATGCCACACGATTTCGGATTTTGTAACCAGAGCATCACGACCGATATAATCGACCGTTACCACACCCGCCTTGTTAATCTGCACATGCAGAATATCAGAACGGCTATGGATGGCAAGTTCTTTCAGTGTCCGCACATAACGTGGACGACAATCATACAACACACCATCTTCACCGCCGACACCATCATCGGTATCTTCGAGATCAATAAAGAACTCTTTGGTATTGGGGTAGATGTCGTACGTGTTAAAACGATCGTCAATAATGAATGCCTCGACACATGCCCCGAGACCCGAACCATTAGTGAGATATACATTCTCCAAAGTAAACACACGTTTTACTTTGCGGTCGCTTTTACACCAGATGATGAAAGCAATCACCACCGGAATAAACCAAATAACCCCCCAGGTTATTAATCGCAGGAGTGGTTGGCCTTTATCAGTGATCAGCACATTACAAACTATATTCAGAGAAGTCCATTGCCAAACAACTACAAATAAAAAGAACAGTACACCGCGCATAACTTCCCCTTAAGCTGCCAAAGTGGCGCCAATCAAAACTGCAGTGGTAAAACCCATCAGCAATGCGCTGTATTTAGTATTATCGTGTCTCGGCCCATAAGCCATCAGTGATGCAACCGTGCTACCAAATGCAACAACGGTAAGTATCCCAAACAAACCTGCAACCAAACCCATAGCTTATTTCCTAAGATGGCATAAGGGTAAGCCCGAAGGCCTACCCTTTAAAGTCGATTTCAAACACAGCGTCTGAACTTCGGCGTTGGATGTTCCACAACAGAATGTAGTATTCTCCAGGAGGCTGTTTCAGCTTCTGTAGAAACTTGGTGACTTCAGCAGGCTCATTTGCATAACCTGATGCCATCATCATACCGACATGGTAATCCGCTGTATCAGCGAGGGTGTTAGAAGTACCCTTAGGGCACCACAACAGTTTCTTCACCTTGGACGCTTCGCACACTTGACCGATCGGATCAGCACCCAACCGGTCACGACTTAGTCGCACACAGTGCATTAGGCTTTGCCCCGTTCCATGGACAGACCTTCTACACGCTGACGACGAGTGACGTCACCATTGACAGCCACGATAGCTTCGTCTTTGGTGATGACCACAAAGTCACCGATGGTAAACATCGAGTATTCAGCCAATGTGGCTTGATCGATGTTCTTACCACTACGCAGGATCTTGATCAGATCACGCACGGTGGCTGCAGCGTGTTGGTTACCCAGGCATGCTACGGCTTGAACGGTTTTGCCTTCGAACTTAGCGTCGTCCGGAGTTTGGAACCATTCGTTGAATTCTTGCGATTCCTCGTTAGAGGTGATCGAGAACTGGTCAGCGGTTACTTTCAGCAGATAGTGGTGTGTCGACTGATTGAACAGCTTCATGTTTAGAGTTTCAGTTGGGGACATCTTTTACTTCCTTCTTGACGTAATACGGCAAACATGCCACAGGTTCATTTTCAAAGGTTTGAACAACCAGCAAGTGATACCTGCCGATTGGTACATTCGAGACAGCAGTGCTACCGATTTCGATCATCGCTCTGCGGGCTTGTTGGAAGTCCATGAAGTAAACACGTTCAATGGGTTCACCAAGCTTCACAAAATGTGCTTTCCGCGTAGATCTAAATCGGGAATACACTTTACCAACAACGCGAGCATATTCGTAAAGCGGATTACTCGATTCATCCGCTAACACGATGTAATACTTGCGTCCCCAGTTTACGTTCTGCCTTTGGTCAGACTTGTAGTCCCACGGGTTCGGCATACACATACCCTTCAGCTACGGGTTCCATCATTGCTTCTGTGACAGGAGCATTCCGATAGGGTTCGCCAAATACACGAACACCATACGGTTCTTCTTTGGATGGGTCGTACGACATGATTCGAACAACCATGCCTTTAGAGGCATATACAACTTGCCCCACACCGGGTTTGTTAATGAACACGTCAGTATTCAACATGACATATTCACAAACTTTAAATTTACGATCAGCCATTGCAACCTCAGTGCAGATAACGAGCCAGACTCTGGCGCGCTGGATGTTCATCAAATTTGATCTTGGCGCCGAATGGTTCAGTTTCCAAAATCGTTTGCGGCGAATGAGAGTACCCCTCATCCCATGGAAGTTTTCCATCAGCGTCCTGGAAAACCAGCTGCACTATTTTAGCGTTAGCCCGTTCTTCTTCGGTATAGAAGGCTGCATGCTGCCAACCTTGCCCAGCAAACCAACGATCTTTATCAACCACCCGCAAATGCAAGCGGTGGTGAGGTTCAATCGGAGCTGCTGTTGTATAACCGCGATGTTGAACAGCAAAGGCATAGAAGTCTTCAAGATCCACATCACCATCGATGAGTTCTTTATTCCATTCCAGATAAGCCAGGATGTCGCCGATGTAACTGCGGGCACGACCCAGTTCTATATCTGAAAGATTCATACCAATCACAATATCGGGTTGCCCATAGCGAGCGTTACCGATGGTTGCGATTACAGGAGGGAGATCGGTATCACGACCACTCTCAATGAATTCCCACTTAGCCTCACCGAGATTATCTCGGATCTGCTCCACAGCCATCAAACGAATTTCAGCAATACCATCCTTACTGTGAAAATGGGTGTAAGACAACATTACTCGCCCTCAGTTTAGGAGACAGTAGTCCGTATCATTAGAGACACGAATCTCTGCCTCGACTCTTTTAGAATCTTTCATTGTGTTAAGTGGTATTTCAATCAACTTGATATCCGGCTCCCACGCGTATTGCGCTTGCAGCTTTTTACATGGGTGCTTTCCAGCTCGCAACTGTGCAATCTGTTTATCCACCTCGGCGCTCACAGTACGGGAATGCCCTGTGATGAACCAACCACTGGAGATGTGATCGATTACATAAGCGCCTTGGGTTACTAACATGCTACGGGCTCCACGACCATGAACCGTCGAAGACCACGAATATGACTTTTCTTCTATCTTGTACATCACGCACTCCAATAATCACATTGGATTTAGGGTGCGAGTATTACTTAGCAGCCAATTGCTTAGAATGCTCGGATGGTCGCAGCAGTTTGTTAGCCCAGTCCAGGAAAGCGCTAACCAGTGGCACAGAGCTCACCAGGCGCTCTTCTACGAGACGTTCGCGCGCATCTGGAATGATGGGTGCTTCGTCGGGTGTAGTTGGCACAGCGTCCAGCTGAAGGCTTTTCAGATGTTCGATAAAAGCGAACCGTTTTTCCAGGTAAATAACCCGAGACGGCGAACAGTTGTCTTCGAATGCCCACAGATACAGTTCTTGCAGGTTAACGGCTTTTGGAAAGCCAGGAACATGTTCTTTACGGAATTGATCCAGCGACAAAAGCTTGATCAATGTATCTTGATCAGCTTGACCAGGAATGTACGGGTGTGGTACCAAATGACTTTTGCAAACTTCACGGACTTTGTTATTGAGTTCATTAGCCATGTTGCACTTGATCCTTAGTAACGTAAAAGTCAACCCCTGCAGCGTTCTTGACGTTGAGGGTATCGCCCAGGTCTTCCAGCAGTTCCAAAGCATCACCTTTGTGTGCCAAGGTACAACCGCCTTCCATCTCTCCAAAAGAGAACTTGATGTCTTCTTTAGCTGTTAATGTCATTCGCCCAGAGATCCTTGTTAAAACCGCCAGTGTTGTGCTCGACACCCGACTTGGAAATCAGCATTTCGATTTCCGCATGGATGTCGGCCAGTTGGTAGATCAAATCAGCACGGCGCAGTTTCTCCGCAGAGAAGCCAGCAACGCGTTCCGCTTGGAATGCCAGATGGAAAATGGATTCAGCGGTTTGGCCAGTGGTATCGATACCTACCCGACTGATGATGCGCACAGTCTTCAGGTAAGTGAGGGTATGGATATTCTTGTTCAGATAATCCACTTCCAGATCGATACCGTAAACCTGACTGATGTATTCTTGAATGTTATCAAATTGCATTATTTGTACTCGTTGAAGGTGTCTTCTAGGTCGTTGGGATTTACAGAGCCGACTTCACCGAAGTTGTCGACATTAGAACAAACAAACAAATCGCCAGGTCGAAGATCATCGGGATGTTCGATCTTGATCTGGTCGCCTTCGTTTGCATACGGGATGTCATGATGTTGGCCGTTGCGATCCAAGATAGTGATGAAGATATCACGGGCAGCGGTTAGAACCATTCCCGGTTCTACTTTGGCAGCCGCGATTCCACATACAGCTACGCGCAGTAGAGTACCGATCATGTTTTGTCTCCTTAGTATGTTGTTGCTAAGTTGTTATTTGCTACTCCCATGTCTAAGGAGTAATGTAAAGCTGTAATTTTTTGCAACATAAAAGAGTCCCCGAAGGGACCCCATTTAGTCGAACTGCAATTTCAAACCAACAACCGGACTTTCCCGGTCAACGTGGATGGTACAGTAGCCAGTAGTCGGATCAAGCACGAGGTGGAAACCCCAACGCAACCCACACAACTTAGTCACATGACCAATTTCAATCTTTGCCTTGCCTTTGCTGACATAGGCTGGATCTTGCAGAACCGTCGGTGCCATCTTGGTGATGTTGTGCACTTGCAGGTTATCGCCGCGGTCGATGTAAGCAATTGCTTTTACCGACAACGTTTTGGACTTTCCATTGTTCTGACACAACGCGTACAGGTCAACCGGTTCATCACCAGTTACTTTAACGTAACCAGTTTCAACAATATCTCCACTCGGCAGACTTACTCGCTGAGGCATGGATTGTTGATGTTGAACGAAAAGATGACCGTTGGTGTTTCGTTGCAGTACAGGGAATTGTCCCGGACTAAGTTTTTCTGACATGCGATGTTCCTCACGAACGTTGACGATACGACGATACCGAGTGTCATTACGACACCTAAGAGGAATGTGATCTCGCTGAGTAGCGGGGCATTCACTTTACCTCACTTACGCTTTGCTCCATTTAAGCTTTGCGATCGGCTTAGAAAGATTGGTTTGTTCAAAGCGTGTAATACGCTGACCTACCATTCTGATTTGCAGCCGGAAGAACAAGATCTCTTCAGAGCTTCGTAGGATTGGGTTCAGTAATGCAGCATCCCCCGGCGTATGGTATCGCACGACACCGTTAGTGATCGTGATATAGAAGTCATTCAATCCAGCATTAAGCTTCTTACCACCATCCTCAGCGGTAAGCTTATGGTTTTCAACAACACGTTGATTGCCATACATCGTGGTAATGTCGACAGAATCGAAGTTCATTACCAGCACAGGTTTGCTGAGCCATTTAAGCAAGCACCACAAACCTACAAATGCTCCAAATACAAGCAGAGCCAATTTAGTTGCATCAACCTCAAACATCATGCCTCCTCAACGTACGCCTTAGTTGCTTTTATAGTGTTCGCTACGGAGTGACCTTTCGGTATTTCTAGTTCCAAAAGATCTTCTCCTGTAGCTAGACTTCGTACGCTTTCCAACGTTCCATCCAGACCGATATTAAACTCTACCGCTCCAGATGGGTGAACACCAAGTGAGCGCCAAGATACCAAATCCGAATCAATAATGAAGTGCCGCAATTTACCTAAGAATTCAGTAACCCACACATTGCCGCATTTGATCAACTTGACGCCCACGATTGCCGCTCCTATGTTATTCGTGTTTTGCCATTTCGTCACGCAAGAGGTCACCCAATGTACGTGCTGGCTTTTTCTTTACTATAAGATCACCGAACTCAAGTTCTTTTGCCACAGTTTCGAGTTCTTTCAGATCAGTCAAAACAGTCTCAAACATCTGCTTGCGCCCGGTCATAACAGAGACCGGACCAGATGCAGCATTCCCTTCTTCCAGAAGCGCAATGGCCACAGTGTAGTCATTGATTTCTTTTTGAATCATCTTGGTGGTATAGCCACCACCCCAACGGAAACGCAGGTTCATGCCACCAACCCGTGATTCCGGAAAACGCTTCAGCAACGCACCGAAGTGTTCTTGTGGAACGTAGAAGCCAAAAGCACGATACATCGCAACGATGTTTTTGAAATCGGCTTTTGGTGGGAGGCTATAATTCAACAGATCCATCGTTTAATCCTTAGGCACGAATGCTTTGTAGTGCTTCATTTTGTAAAGCATCGGTGTGAACTCACGACCAAACCGGTGCTTGTAGAGAGGGTTCTTCAAATCACAGTTATCATTCATCCAAGCCAATGCACGCTCCTGAATGTCCTGGATAGATCTGCCCATTACCAATACGTGTGCAGTCCTATATTGGTATTTGGCTTCAGCATTCCAAGCTTCGTTAGCGACACACACGGCTACTTCGAATACACCGTAACCACCAAAGCCATCGTACTGGCAGTTTTGCCAAGTAAGATCTTGAGGTTCGATGATCAGAAGATCACTGTACGTATAAGCTGTGCGAATACGGATATCCGACATACTGGTCTTGCTTTCAATCTCATCCAAGTGGTATTCTTGGGAGATCACATAACGCCGTAGATCACGCAGTTCCTGCATGTGCTTCATTCCTTTCACGGAGATCTTTCAACATGGCGATACCAGCCGCATCCCACAAGTTGAAAGCGCAGATGGTAGCCGAGTAATGCAACACATCGGAAGTATGAGGGTTGGCACGAGAAGCATGGACGTTAACGATTTCTTCGTGTTCTTCAATCGCGGTGATTTGGAACCCAGCAGCCCGTAGACGAGTCAAACCGTCATAGACCATAACCAGTTCTTCTTCTACCATGTTATCGGTGTAGCGAGAGATCTGTGCCAGCATATCTTCCCACGTGATGTAACCAACACGACCAGTCGATACTTGAGTGGTGTTGATCGGCCACGGCAAGAAACACGACGCATAGGCATCATAGAGCTCATCACGCTTATGCAGTGATTTACGTTTACGTTCTACATCAGCATGGGTTTCAGCACGTTGTACAACTTTGAATGGCGTGCAAGCATTGCCATTCTCAGTAATACCATGATAACCGATCTCATCACGAGCATTACCCATCATTTCGCTGTTAGCCAAACCTTGAGCAAACTGTTCAGCTTCTTTAGGGCTGTCAAAACGAATCACCCGAGAATCCAGCGTATTGAAACGAGTTACATGCCGGTCCTGCTCCCAGAAATGTTCATGCATCCCCAGTGAACCAAACTCGTTCACATAAGCGCGGGAACGCATTGAGTTTTCACTACGAATCGGAGTATCGATGTAAACTACACATTGAGTCATTCTTAAAGTACCTTGTTATTTTCTTTATCAAACAGCACGTTAACGCTGAAGAAGCTAGATACGGTGAACCGGTGTGGCCAACCGAGTGGTTTTGGATCAGGTGTGACGGTGTCATCAATGACAAAGCCCACCACGTTATTTTCAACCCTTACCAGACGATCCGGCATGTAAACTTTAGGGCCGAACTTCGGGCACGTATCATACACACCGTCAGCTAGATTGTGCATTGAGGTATACCTTTCTTGTAAGCTTTCAAAGCCATCAGTCTTGCTAACCTGAGTGCTTTACCTAGGTCTGGACCTTTGTACCCTTTTTCAATCAGTGGCTGTGTTTCCACAAGGCGCACTGTGTTAGCTGCACAACGCATGTACTCAGCTTGTGGGTATGCACGATGTTCCAAACCATCTCGACCCCTGGCATCCATCTCACATGCGCGGATGAAATCCTCGAATCGTTGTGGCCTGCGATATATGTCAAAGCTTTGCAACAACTCCAACAATTTCTTTGGCGTTAGTTCCATAGCCCGATGACAATGGGTGTGGTATTGACACACCAGCGATGCTAATTGCTGGCAATCCTTCGGCACTTTAAATCGAGCATTGACATCATTAACTAATGGCACCCCCGACTTTTCATGCTTCAGATGTTGTGGCCATTCCTCTTTAGGAGTTACACCTTTACCCAGATCATGCAACAAACATGCCCAACGAATCGGTAACGATTGCTGAAACAATGATGCCTGTCGCAATACACTCAAGATATGTAAGCCAGTACAGATCTCTGGATGATGTGCCGCAGGCTGTGGTACACCAAACAACGCATCAACCTCTGGTAGCAATACCTTTAGCGCACCACAATCCCGTAACACTTCGATAAAGACATGTGGGTCATCTTCCATTAACGCACGAGATATTTCTTTCCAACTGCGTTCAGCGGCTAATGTTTTCAGTTCACCAGATTCACTGAGTTGACGCATCAACTCTAATGTTTCAGGTGCCACTGTAAACCCCAAGCATGCATAACGGGCTGCAAAGCGAGCTACCCGTAATACACGCAATGGATCTTCAGCAAAAGCCGGAGATACATGACGCAGCACTCGATCTTGCAAATCACGCAGACCATTGTAAGGATCAATCAGGTTTAGTTGATCATCCTCAGCAATAGCATTAATCGTCAAATCACGACGACTAAGATCTTCTTCCAACGTTACATCAGAACTGGCATGGAAAGTAAAGCCACCATAACCAGTTCCACTTTTACGTTCGGTACGAGCCAGCGCGTATTCTTCACTCGTCTCCGGATGTAAGAACACAGGGAAATCAGTACCGACTGGTTTGTAGCCTTGCTCTAACATTTCCTCAGTAGTAGAACCAACCACTACCCAGTCTACGTCAGTTACAGGGAAACCCAGCAATCGGTCACGTACGGCGCCGCCGACTTTATAAACTGTTGGTTTCATTTGCAGTGCACCATTTGTTCTTTGAAGTCTTCTCGCTCCCGATGGAACAATTGACCTTTTTCAGCATCCCAATAAACGAACAACCGTTCATCACGACGCCAGCCAGCACCCATAGACTGACCCAGGTATTTGTAACGGGTTTCAGGGCGCAATGCATAAACCACTTCGCCCTTGAATAATTGGTTCGCTGCATAGCGAGCCTTTATGTTCCGTTTCACACATTCCCGGTGCAATGGACCTTCGTACCGATCTGGGTTAGCATCAACCCAGTCGAGTTCCCATTGTAATGCGTTACTCATGACCGAAGGACTTCATCACGTGAGCGATCTTGAAAGCCATCAAGTGATCCATGACCTTGTGGAGTTCTTCATCATTGGTTGGAAGGAACCGAAGTTCTTCGCCAAGATTCCAGATGTAAGGAACCCCAGTATCTTCCTCGATCATTTCACAAACAGTCAGAGAACCTTTCTCATGCCATTCGTAAGGGTCCAAATGGATTTCCTTACGTTGCAGAGTCATGAACTCTTTCTTGAGCTCGATCATTTCAATCACGTACAATGCATCATGACCGTCTTTCGGCAGATAGGTCATGAAACCTTCTTCTTTACGACATGGTTGGTAATGACCTTCCATGTAGTTGTGAATGGTGTCTACTTCTGCTGCTGCTTTGGTATCATGTGGATTGAACTGTACAGTAATAGGCAATGGATTCCCATTGTTATCCAACAGGTTCAGGCGACGTTTCAACAGATGGCGGAATTTAACCCAGCTCCCCTGCCAGAACTCGATGAATACCCATTCACCAGTCGGTGCATCGGAACCACCTTGAAAGAAAGCCCCCGAACCTTCACGAGCTTTGTAGTATTCACAGGCATAACGGTTGCTGTTCATGAAGCGGGAGAAGATTTGATGTACCGACTCGGTAACATGTTTACCGTGGATGTTAATGCCAGGCCCTTTACCGGGTTGTGGACGAACTGGGATAGCGATCATGCGACTTGCTCCTTAAATTGGTACAGACGTGAGTTTGCAGAAGGACTAGCGTTCAAACGTTTACGGCTCATAATGCGTACGGGCCGTACCCATGTATCAGAAACCTTTAGTAGCTTGCGCATCTCGTTCATCGGCATACCCATCAGGTCATCAATGACTTGCTTGGCATCAGCACACGAGTTGAAAGTAACCGCATTCCGTTCTTGTGGGGTAACGGTACTGCGACCACTGTCTTTGCGAGTGAGGTACACATGATCCCCACCCCGGATAATCTCAAGTACGTATTCAGACATCAGCTAAGCTCCACTGCATGTAAAGTGTACCAGCCTTTGAAGAATTTGTAGTAAGTCCGCTCTTCTTGTATCTCTACAACAACCGGACCATTCTTCCAGTTATGAACTGCCTCCATCCACGACATCTTTTTGACTTCGTAATGGATGTAGGTATCGCGAGCAGCACGATACGTGTCGAATACCATAGCAAACCGAGGATATTGATTCAGTCCGTTGGTTAGATGCGACAGATCAGCCGGAGGACCAATAACTGCTGCATTCAGAAGCGCCTGACGCTCTTCAATGTTTTCGCAATGCTGAGCTAGGAACGTGTGCTTCCAACGTTTTTCCAGCCCGCTCCAATCTTGATAACGGAAGCGGATCATGTAACGACGATCCCCTCCTTTACCCGGAGCATTGTTCAAACGAGCATCTTGCCAAGCCGCACCACAGACGACTAAGCAAATCAAAGCTGCTACCGTAACCATTCCCATTAAGAACAGTTGAATGCCATGGGCATTTTCAATAAACGCTACCATTACTTTTCCTTGTTTCGGACAAAAAAGAAAACGGGCCGGAATTGGCCCATCTCTTAATCACACCGGGTCAATAACAATACCACCCATAAAACTAATGGAGGCACGTTTATTGATTTCCGATGTATTAAAGATGAGTTTGTTAAAGCGTTCGGCTGTAAAGCGTTTAATAGGAGTGTCAATTCGAAAGGGTGCATTCTCGAATCCTTCACCTGCCCATACTACACGATACATCCAAATGTCATCACGGATATCCAGACTGATCTTAATCAGTTCACGGTCTGGTTTATCGCCGAACAATTCAGCGAGAGGGGATTCATCACCAAAGAAGATGTGAAACTCACGTACACTCAGCGACAACGATTTTGCAAACACTGCAGCTCTGCTCTTCTGTGCAACAGAAATCTGTTCTTTGCTAGCCATAATGTATTCTTCCAAGTCTTATAACTCACAAAAGTAATATAGGCTTTTAAATAGTTTAAATCAACAGCTTTCTAAAACAAAAAAAAAGAAGGCATAAAGCTTCCCCGAAGGGAAGCGATATGTTTAGGCTGTAACGGTAACAGTCTTGGTGATGCTGTACAGGCCAGCTTCAGCAATAGTGATAACCGAGGTACCGGCTTCAACACCAGTAACTTCACCAGTTGCAGATACGGTGGCCTTAGCCGGAGTACCCGAAGTGAAGGTTGGTGCAGCAGTGTACGGCTGACCGTTCTTAGTGACGGTAACAACCAGTTGCACTTTAGCGCCAACAGCGACGCTAGGTGTAGCAGGAGTTGCAGTAGCAACGTAAACATCAGGTGGAGTAACTTTCGCTTTAACAGAGAAAGCAACAACCAGACGCTTAGGTTCCTGGACGACTTCTACGTCTTTCCAGCCAGCAGCTTCAACAGCCGCTTTCAGGGAAGCTTGTGCAGAGTTAGTCAAAACTTGACCGTCAACGATAACACGCAGCGATGGGTTTTCGATCTCATCATTGGTGACGTAGTCAACAGTACGTTGTTCGGTGAGGCGGGCATTGATTGCAGCTTCAATCGGGGCAACGTCAAGTGCAACACGTGCAGCAATAGCATCAGCTTTGTTCAGAATAGCCATATCGGGCTCCTTGTGATCACAGAAATCTACGGATGTAGATACATAAGATCACACAGAGCCTAGCTATTAATGTCAGCGCAATGGCTGTCCCAGTATGTTACTAAACCAAAATCAATGACCTCATGAGGGGGATTGATGGACTCTCCTCCTTCATCGAGCAACTGCATGTTGCACTCATCGATTGTGTCTAATACCATCCTGACACCTATCCGCATGCATTCAATTGCATCCGGTGTTACGCTAGCCATTTCTGTTAATCCATCTAGCCGATCTTCGATGTGCTGAACAAACAACCCTTGCGACGCTCGAGTTCCAGCAATCTTAGCGTTCTCTTCACCCTTGGTTCCGACTATCTGCAAGATATGTGCATCGATATCCTGCGTCAAGTCAATACCGTCTAGCTTAGAACTCGCTATGAAGTTACGCAACTTGTTTCTTTCAAAAGCACATTCAGCTTCGGGCATGACAACCTCAACTGTTGATATAGCTAGACCACCGATCAATCATCGGAATCATATCCGGACCATGATCAGTAATCTGTACGTTGAGCATTCGATCATCGCCATCAATCAGCAACATGTTCTTGGTGTCGATGGCGTTGAACACACACTCAACACCACGGTTCATACCAGACCGGAAGGCCTGAGACATTGTAGAACCTTTATCGAACTTAGGTGGCAGCTGATCCAACACGTTAGCCTGAACTTCAGCAAAGAAGAAACCACGTGCCATCTCGGATTCTTCTTCTAGTTCTCTTTCCAGGTCGGCAACTATGGAGTAGGCTTTTTCAAGCTCTTCCTTAGTTACCTTTGAACGGTTATTCACAAGCAGAGTCCTCAATGATGGGTTCGATCTCGGTAACACTGATACGGTTGTAGATTACTTGCAACGCAACCTGACCGCCTTCTAGTTGTTCCAGATCCATCCCGAAGTCGTATGCCACCAAATCCTTTTCATGGGACTCGTCAATGCCATCCAGCGAACTAGCGCTCCGGGCAAAGGTATCTACTACAGAGAACCGACCGAGCTTTTCAGCGTGGTCGTATTCCAGACAGATTGGGGTTTCGAGTTTTGCAACAACATCAATGCCATGCTTCTTGTAACGGAAGCCAGTCAACCAGGTTGGTTTTGGCGTATGCACAACCTCAGGGAAATCAGCATCGACCCACTGCTTCAAGCCACCACCGGTAGCATTGATGAGCCATTCCCACGTAGCGTAGGCAATGAGTCCGATAATCACGAGTGCAACAAGGCCGAGGGTAGCAGCAGGAGCGGTGAACATTTTTATTCCTTGGGGTCAGCTTAGACCAGTTTGAGAGACGAGGGCGATGTACAGTGCTCCAGCTAGAGCCAACCCCAATGGGTTACGATACTCGTAGAAGAAGGCAATAAGCGCGTGTTTCATTTTAGCAATCCAGAGGGGTTGTATACATACTGATACGCCGCCAGTATTTATTCCTCAGAACGCTTATGCATGATTACATCTCGAAATGTTTTGGGGTCATCCATTTCCCGAGAGTATGCAAATTCATGCCACTTATCATAGATCTCCATGGGGAGATGATTAGCTTCGGCCATTGTTCGAAATCCAAGAGTTATGCCCAAGATGATACCATGGCGAGTACCCTCGTGGTAATATATACAAGCAGTTGATGGATCGTTAGCTTCTGCGTATGATGGTCCCTGAGATTCCACGATCATGTTGTGGAACAGCTCTTGGTAATCAGCCATAGTGCAGGTCAACATGTTTTTCGAAGCACGTAAGCATCACGTCATCTTTGATGTCATCTGCCTTTTCCATAGTGAGTGGTTCACCGGCCTTAGCAAAGTGACTGAAATAACCAATGGTCAATCGAGAACCTTCAATGAGCTGGGTAAGCGTATGTGCTTCGCCTGCCGAGTTATCATCCAAGTATTCAACCAAGCCACCAAAGAACTTATCTGGATCAGGAATCATTACAACCTCACAAAAGAAAACAACAGAAAGCCTACCCCGAAGGGTAGGCGTTCTATTCAAGCAGAGTTACTTGTTGAAGATACGGTTCGAAAGACCAGCGCTGCCCATAGCCTCGTAAGGTACGAAAACAGCAGCTTTGTTTTCCGCCATTTGACCTTGAACGTCCAGAGCTTTGTAAGCCAGCAACATTGGGCTCAGACCATCAGCAGTGATGGCGTTAGAGTCACGCAGGGTCTTGGCACGGGTCAGCTCGATATCACGGTCCAGTTGCGCAAGAGCCAGAGCGTTGGTACGCTTGGTGGTCTCGATCGCTTGCTGGTTGGTTTCAGTTTCGATAGCCAGACGACGTTCCGATTGCTTCTCGATAGCAACGGTGATAACATCAGGGTATTTCAAGTTACCCAGAGTAACGTTGGAAACTTCCAGAGGAGAGTTAGCCATTGCCTTCACCAGACGCTCACTGAGATCTTTGGTGATGTTATCGAAGTTAGCACCAACGTCTTCGGTCTTATACTTGCCCACAACCGAACGGGATACCGATTGCACAACGTCTAGGCCATACACACCGTAGACTTGCTGCAGAGTAACGCGTTTGTCTTTCACTTGGATGTCGTTGAACATCTGGTTCAGGACTTTCTCGTTACCGCCGATGCGAGTACGGAAGCGAACATCGAAGGTCAGGTCGAGCTTGTCGTCCATCTTCACGGTGATGGTTTCAGCAACGGTACGGGTACCAGTTTCCAGCAGGACCAGTTCATCACGGCCCCACAGGGTTTCTTTACCCGGTTCCAGGATTTCTTTGTTGTAGCCAGTAGTGGTCAGAACCTTACCTTTGAAAGCAGGAGGAATGACTTCGAACGAGCAACCTTGCAGCGCAACGACAGCGATCATGGCGAGTGCAGCGGATTTGATTACAGACAACAGTTTCATGCAACTTTTCCTTTTGAATTCGATTTGTGTGCAGCGTGGTTTACTTGTTCAGATTGCCAGCGTCAATTTCTTTACGCAGTGCAGCGGCAGCTTCTTTTGCAGATTGTGGAGAAGCAGTTTCATGCTTCACCGGAGTGCTTTTTTCAGTCAGCGTACCGACTTGATCAAAGCGTGCACGATCGCCTTCGGTGTTATGCACACCAACGTTAACGAACGTAAGCAGCCAGACCACTGGCAGAATGAACGTCCAGACCCAACGAGTACGTGGAGTGATCCAGGCCATCCATTCAGCTTTGCTGCGGATCAACCAGGTGAGAAACACTGCGAGCACAATCAGGCCCATTACGGCACCGATGACACTACCTTGCCAATATACTGGAAACATCTGTTTTCCTTAGGAGTTAATTGAAGCGGTCCATTCGTCGGACATCTGTTGATGCACGAGGTCATCAATAGTACCGTTTTGTGCATCAGCTACGGTGAAGAACCCGTGGGTATCAAACACCGACAGCGTTTGTCCTACTGTGCGATTGTAGAGCCCTTCCAATGCACCAAGAACACTTTCTTTGGTGAACGCTTCATTACCAGCGCCACCCTCGTCGACGCGTGCATCTTTGTATGCATCACAAACGAGTTGATCACGATCCTGGCTAAGCTTATCCAACATGCCAGCTTCTTTCAGGGTGACGGCCATCAAGAGTTAACTGCTTCTGACCAGGATTCGGTCAGTGCAGCGGACAGGCCTTGAACAGTAGAGATACCACCGGAAGCGAAGGCTTCTTCCAGGACGCTGACGGTACCAACGATTGCGGTATCGACAGCAGTAGCGACGGTGAGTTCGCCATTGGCAGCAGAGCGAACAGCGTTGATGGATGCCAGTACTACGGCATTGTTCTTATCAGTGGTGTTTCCGGTAGCAGCTTCAGTCACGACATGATTCCTTGTTTGAGTATCCCAGAGGTTCAGGTGAACACCCCAGAGTTCGGTATGGTTTGCAACCATAGCGACTTTGTTGTTGATTATGCACGCGGTATCGGTAATGGCGTCTTGGACGGCACCACGGATTACTGCATGGTATTGCAGAGGCAAGTGATTTTTTGCACGGTCCACGATAATATCGCGTTGGCGTTTCAAACCATTTCGGAGTGGTTCCAGTGCATATGAAGGTTCTTCATAAGCAGTCCATGACATTTCACCGTCACGGGAAGGATGTGGAATACCTAGCTCATTAAGCTCTTTGGCTATGTAGTAATCCAGGTTATGGTCATCATCCTCAGCACTCTCCCATACCTCTTCACTAACTAGGGGTTCCAGGGGCAAAGAAATCCTCCAGTGATACTTTCTCCTCGGCTCGATGGATTGCACCAATTGCTTGGGTAATACGATCTTTTGTTCCGTGGAAAAGAATACCTGCTTTGGTTAGTGCATCCAGCGTAGCTTCTACGCCAGGAGCCAGTCGTTCGAAATCATCTTCATCCAGAGATCGGCTCCAATCAATCAGTTCACGAGCCGCAACATCAATCTCGTTCTGACGATGGCCCATTACGAATTGACTTCTTCGATGAAACGATCGGCAGCACCCATGAACTCGGTTGCGCAACCACCAGCCGATACTTCCAGGCAGAAAGCGTTCTCGTAGGTACGAGCGGTTTCAGCGATGGCGTGGATGATACCTTGCTCTTGCGGCATGGCTTCTGCTTCGATACGGATACCGACCAGACTGTCCAGAATTTCGCGTTGTTTGTTGTCGTTGGCTTCAGCTACGCCAGCTACTAGTTCATCAGCGTTTTCGATAGTGCTCATTGCATGTCCTTACGAATTGATTGCAGCGATGTATGCTTCCGATAACTCATCGTTATCAAAGAAGGGTTGGTCACCCAGTTTAACCCCTGGTGGTTCATGAGGGAAAATTTGGGCTTGTGACTCGATGGCTTGAAGCGTCAACAGCGTGGTGTCTTGGATTGCCCCTTTAACCGCTACTGCTTGATCAATAGTAAAACCAAGATCTTGGTCATCGAGTTTGTCTTGAACTTGTTGGTTTGCATCAAGTAGATCAGCGAGCAGCTTTTCGCGGGCGTTGATCATACCAGTGGTGCGTGTGCTCATACGTGTACGTCCACCAGATATTCTGGATTTGGTTTCAGTTCCAATCGGTCCTTCTGTTGGATAGGTTCGGGCGATTCTTTTACAACAGGACGCTGTGGGGTATGGATTAATGCGCCACCCATAACCCCAGCTAGGATTTCTTCAAACGACAGATTCTCCGGGAACGGTTCTTTTGCCATGTTCAATGTCCTCTCCATGTAACCAACTAAGGACGATTTCATCCTCATCTGTTAGCGAACCCACGTACAAAATTTCTGCTTCACCATCATAGCAGAACTGGTGCGGGGTTATCCCTGTCTTCTTCATAAGCCATTTGCGACGTTCGGTTACATGCTCTTCGCAAGACTCATAGAACCGCCCACAAGCTTGTGTGACGATGTATTCACCCGGTAGGGGTATATGGTCCGGCGTAAGCCACCAGAACTCGTTCCGTAGCCTTTTGAGTTGTTTCTCTAATACATCGCAAATGTCTTCAGTCATACTGCCATTTCTGCCAAGGTGAGTTCTTTTTCGGCGGGAGGCAACATGAAGCCCAACGAGTTCCGGTCTGACGCCAAAGCAATTTCTTTACGTTGTTCAGCATCCGGCACCAACAGGTACTGGAAGTATTCACCACGATCAGAAAACGCCCACACTGCCATGCCCTGTTCTTTCATCAGGTTCATGAACTTGGTTTCAGTTTCTTTGTCGTCTTTACGGAACGAACACAACACGTCACCAGGACGGAATGTGTCGATAGTTGCCAGATCAATCACGCTTTGTTACCTCTTCTTCATCTTTATCAACCAGTGCCCAATACTCTTCGTAATAGGCCACGGTTGGTAAGGTGTATTCGATTGCCGTACCCAGTTCCGCAATTGGTGCATCGTAGAACTCAATACCAATGAAACCCAGCGAGCGCAATTCACGCGCGATCTTTTTACCCGCAAGCGATTCGCCACGGATATCAACCGGATGGTGAACTACAAACACCAAACCATGGCGGGTAACCCGAGTAGGTTGTGGTACCGGTTTTTCGTAGTGCAGGTCCATTACCGCTTTAACTACCGCATCGGCGATAGCTTCTTGGATCTCAACAACATGCTTGTCCGCATCTGGATACATGTGACACATTACACGCCTGCCTTGTGGATAGTGATAGACATCCGGGTATACCCATCTCGGAAATCATTGAAGTGTACGGAGCTGAACTCTTTTTCTGCGAGTGCATCTCGTACAGCATGTTGTACGTATTCGGTGACAGCGAACGGGAGTTCGATGAACCACTTCCATTCATCGCCATTGTCCTGCGCTTTGATAAAAGGTTCGTCGTCCCCTTCATCAGACCGAAACTCTTTAATAACCCGCGCAAGAATATCTTCCACTTCTTTTGCGGTGCCAATTTTGATAAGTTCATTCCGATCCGGGATCTGGCTCAATAGTTGTGCTACGCTCATTACCAACCTTCATGCGTTTCAGTATGTCGATGATCTGACCATCGAATTGATTCGTTTCTACCGCGTCTGTGATGCACACCAGTCCCGGTTCCATGTCTTGCGGTTGCCACACTAATCCACTACGTAAAACAAATGCCGCCATAATCGGAGAACTGTCGTTAGACAACTCTCCAAGTATGTGTAAATTCGTTACCGCTTCCAACCCGCCTCTGCTAACTGGCTTGCCGAAAGATTGCCTTTGCAACCCAGTCGTGCTACTAACTGAGGTGGGGGCGAGAAAGACAGAACCCGACGATTTGCCGCATGTTGGGTTTGTTCTTCCGTCAGTTGCTGCGAATGCTGATACATGGTGCGTTTCTCCGGCACGGTCTATTATTTCTAGAGTTGGGTGCACGTAGAGTCTGAAGGTTTGATCTTGATCAAGCTGCCACTCCCCACGAACAATAGCCAATTTTGCATAAGCCATTGCTTTGCTCCTATAACAGATGCATACAAGTAATATAGATCTGAGATTTTTTGGACTAAAAAAAAGAAAGGATAGCTGCCTCCCCGAAGGGAGGCAAACTGATTACGAATCGAATCCTTTTGTCGACAGTTGTTTAGGTACTTTGTAGACAGTGCCTTTGATCTCGTTGGCTGCACAGAGTTGCTTCATGCGAAGAGCCACCAATTCTACTTTCGTATATTTGGTTAAGCTCTTCGCAAGCTTGTCTATGTCGGCCGAATCATACTGCTTGCGGATAAAGGCCGTAGCTTCACGAACCATAGACCACGCAACAACCATTTCAGTATTGCTTTGATAATTGGCAATCTCATGGTCAGCCCAGGCATTGATCGCATCGTCATCAAAACCCGCATCGATCTTTGCTGCGGATACCGCCGAAGCGGATTCCACATAGTTGCAGATCTGGGTGTTGATTCGAACATCATCAAACTCGACAGCTTTGGCACTACATGAGAACACCATTGCCATCGTGATACCGAGTGCTATCCAAGGAGCTACCGGCCTCATTCGGAGATACCATCGATCTTGAGTGGATCAACTTGATCTTCGTCTGGCATCACACGGTTTTCCAGGTTGTAGCAAACCGCTTGTACGTCGAAATGTTTTGCTTGCATTTCGGCATACTTCAGTTCAACATACTTGGGCTTCTTATCGAAGTCCGCTGGCAACACCGTAAGTTCCATGTGATAGCCTTGCTGCATCAAACGCGTAGCCAATTCACGAGGGCCGTTGTATGGATCGATTGGTTGCTCTTGACCGGATGTTTCTTGATCGTACTTGAGCATGGATTCGTAGTGGCGACGTACAATGTCTTCACCACGAGAGTTATCCACAATGATCCACAGCACAGCCTTAGGGCTACCCATAGCAGGGACAGCTACAGTGTTCAATGACTTACGGAAGAGAGCTTCCGCTTCCACGTAACGCTCACCAAAGACATCACGTAGTTGACGAATCAGATTCATGTCCATAATTTTACTCGTAGATAACGTAGTTTGTGTTCATGGCTTCCAGGCAATTGGAAGACTGCTTTTGAATAATTGCAGCGGGCTTGTAAGCCTTCTTCAAAGCTACACGGACGCTTGGTACATTCAGCTTTGCTAATACAGCACCCATGTATTCTGCTGGATGCTTTTTCGGATCTGAGCTTTCTTTATCGAGGTACGACATGATCTCGATATTAGAACTACCGCCTTGCATCATGCGGATAGTATCGGAAACAAACTTGTCGGCAACCAAACAACTTTTCTGCGTGATCACCGCTTTGCCGTTTGGTTCAGGTGCAGCGTAAACCGGATGACATGACATCAGTCCTAGCGAAAGCAAGGACGTAGTAATTAGTTTTAGGAATCGCATGGATCACTCCAGAAGTGGTCGAGTGGATCATACAACCAGACTTTACGGTCTTCGATATTGATTTGGTAAATGTCAAGCAAACGATCCCTGGGAATATTAAGGATGTCCATTACCGAAACCAAATCGCCGAATTGAATGTCTGCAATGATTACCCAGCCTTGTGCAGCATGGGTGATAACACGGGTGAGTAGGGTTTGCTCCCCTATTTCTTTTTTGCCGTCCCACAGTGTTACAACCTGCCCCGTCCACTCTTGGGTGGAATACATCATCGGAGGATTAGGCTTCAACATCCATTCACGACGAGCATGTTGCCACAGCTCCAGCAATTCGTTTTCCATCCGATACCGGCGACGGACTTGACCTTGCAACACCCCAGCTAACAACGCAATACAGCCAGATTCAAGATGCTCCATTTTTTACCCCAAAGTAAATCAAAATAGCAACGGCGGAAAACATAGACCAAACGAGCAAGTTAGCCACACACAACAGCTTGAAATAATCAAACTTGGCGCGACAATGTTCGATGTAGTCTGCTCCGTGAATTCTCGGCTTGTAATTTACAGCCATCCGATTCGATTCACGCCCCAAGGCAAACGCCCGATATAAGAGCCAACATCCACACAATCCCAACGGGACAAGATATATGATCAGTGGAATGACGGGATACGTCACGCCGCTGCACTCCGTACAGATTTGTTCTGCATCGAAGTAAAAGCTTCAGCTACGTCTTCACTGGCGATAGCCGAGAATCCGTTACCGCCTTGGTTCAGTTCACGACGTTCACCATTGACGGTGTAATCGCTCATGACCTGAGTCAAGGCCATAGCAAGCTCGCTGGCGATCCACAGGTAGTTTTTACCCCAGGGTTTGCTGGTGGCCGTTTCTACTGTAGTTACCCCTACATCGCCTCGACGCAGGGTATGATGAACTTCTTCCCATTTACCGGAAGGTTTCTTTTCGATACGCAAAATGATTACATCTGCGCCTTTATCACGAACCTTAGCAAAGATCAGATTCGTATGTGGGTTGAGTTGGAACAGTCGGGATGGTTCCTCATCCAACATGTTCATGTAACCACCAGAAAGGAAGTCACGAGTTGCAGCATCGATCATTGCCAATCCGATACGTTTAGCGTTAGTAGCTTTGTTCATTATTGTGGCCTTAAATGCTGCAGAGAGTTCTTGCATCGGTTATTTCTTGAACGGAATAGCGATCACCATTCCAGCAGTACCCACACATAGCGCTAGTAATAACACCATGTAAATTTGTAGCGACTTCCAGGGTAGTATAGTTGGGTGATTCAACAACTACCCCAAGCACCCGGAAATGGTAATCCAGACGAACACGGATTTTATACCATTCATCTGGATTGTGATTCTGCCGTGTAATAATGAAAACATGCTCAGGTGTTTCCTTGCTGAGTTCTTCAACTGCAACAGTTACCCGGTCTGTTTTATCACCATCACACCGTACATAAAAAGGTGTACCTTCCTTAGCGAACCGGCTAAGAAGATTCACATAACCAAATTCCAACCAACGGTCAATCAGACCAGCCGCCATGTGGCTAGCCAGATCTTTCGATGCTTCGGCGGTATTCATTACTTGCCTTCCATTTCCTGGATTTGTTTTTGGATGTCTTCAAGCGAGTCTTTAACATAACGCTCGTTATGCTGCTTTGCCAGAATACGTTTTTCTTCCTGTGTCGGTGACGCTGTTGGGTTCACTGGAAAGTTAAACGTTTTCATATCCATACCGAATGGTTGGGGATGGTCAGCTTCCATACCTAGAGGCTTAGCCAATTCTTCTTCATCCCAATCTTTCATGTGATGAGTCGAATATTCGGGGATAGCTTGTTTAGCCATACGTGCACCCCATTTACCACTAGGGGCATCATAGCCGAACTGCTGCGAACGTCGACGACGAATCAACGTATCGGTTGGGTCAGCCCAGAAAATGTATGACCAAGCTTCTTGCTCTTCGTATACTGTTCGAGCTTGTACTTCCCCTTCCCGCATATTAACCCATGGCTGGATTTCATGCAAGAAGAACGCGAGTTTGGTTTCTTCATGTTTCCAGCTACTGTTTACTTTCAGATGCCAGTAACTGCCATTGATTGGATCATTATCAACCCAACGCAGGCTACCACCTTTGTAATCTTCGAAATCACCAGGAACGCCCCGCCCTGTCAACATGTCATTCATGTCAGGGATGTTACCTTCACCCATGCAGTGCTTGGACAACCATACAGCAATCTGCGGAGGCAAAGCGCCACTCAAACGCAGATCAATTTGTACGCCAGTGTAATGGCCCATTGTTAAATTCCTCTTTAAAATCGTGAAGTTTTAAAACTTTGCGTGAGATGATTGCATCAGGTTCAAATCGACATTGGTTATAACCACACTCGGCATCTTTCACATCGAGTTTAATTATACGCCCGCCTCTTTCATAAAGCAAATCGATTGGACAGCCATTTAACCAGCTCAACATCTGAGGTACGCCAGTAAACCCATAGAGCTTACCGAATGCTTCGTCCCCACGTGTTAAACCATCATCGCTAGGTGTGGGTTGGCAGCGTGCCCCTTCGAATGGAAAGTATTCCGATAGTCCACCCGCTAGGGAAAACTCATAGCCAACGTCAGCAGCGTATAACCCGCCACCTTCTATAGCTTCAATCCGAAATACCCTCATCCCGCAATTCCTCTTGTTCCATTTCCAAAGCTTGTATCGTCAGATCTTTTGCGTAGCGAATTTCAGCAGTCTGTATTTGGTGGTATGCAAACCCTGCCACGTTCCAACCAAAGCCGAATAGGTTAGCGCAAAGCAAGAACATGACTGTCTTTGGCCATTTGCCATTTTCTTGTTCGACGGATTGCAACAAGGCCATTGCTGAGAAGGCACACAATGCACCGCACAAATACCACCAGGTACCGATATAAATTCCGAAGAACATCTTTCTTTCCTTTTAAAAACAAGTGAGCCCTCTTTCGAGGGCCCTTGTTAGTTAAGCTTTATGGAGGCGTTCAATAGCTTCCCGTTGCAGTGCATTTCTTTCCGTATCAGAGAGACTGAATACCGCCAGTGTCTCTGCTACAGCCACACCAACTGGCTTATGGGTTTCACGTGCCTCTGCGACAGCAGCTCGCAGTACATCAGACAGGTAACCCGCACGAATCTGGGTGGAGGCGTGCAGCAGATCTTCGTACTTCATTTTACTTCCTTACTGTGGGTTTGAGCCTACATTCTACCACAGGCTCACCTATTGTCAACACTTAGTTTGATGAAACATGCATCTTTTTACGGTGCAGCTTTACAACGTGATTTGCTTGCAGGTGGATTCACGACGCACTGTATCACCACCAGTGCTACCGTATTTGTCGGTAGACACTTTAAGCTCACCATTAACGGTGATTGCGCCGATATGGAAAGACGCTTCCAATGCCCGGCAAACAGACATTGAATTCGATCCTTCAATAATCGTTGTTTCTTTTACTGGAACCGGAGCGCGAGAATTGCTGCCACTGAAACCAATCATCACGGTCATAAATGCAACGGCTACTGTGCCCATCATTAAATCCCTTTTGTGTGTGATACTATCAATGTAATATAGGCTTATAAAACTTTTAAATCAAACAAAAAAGAAAATGTCATAAGGCTCACCCGAAGGTGAGCCAATATGTTATTCTGTTCCGTCCATCCACTTAGTGACTTCAGGCTGCCATGTGCTGAAACCATTCTTACCAGTCACTGAATCATCTTCAGTGTGGTAAACTCCGACGTACCACTGTTCGAATGGTTCGAAGTAATACAAAACCCGCTGTTGGTCAGAGGGGCGATCATTGCCATCATAGACAGCTTTTGTACCAATCGGTTCACGCATGTTACTTCCTTAGATGTCAGGACGTTCGTCTGTCCATTCTTTAGTCTTCATACCGGATTTCTCCAACTGGTAGTCATACCGATGTTGACGCGCATCTTTTGCCCAACCACGACAAGTCTTACAGCTGCAGTTCATAGCCTTACGTTTACGCCAACCGGTAGGCTTCTGCTGTGGTAACCAATAGTCGTTCCGGTTATACATCTTCCAGATAGACAACTGATTACGGAAAGAACGATAGTCTTCGTAGCGGTTTGATGCACGGGTTTGTTTGTCTGCGGACATTGCGAATTCTCACACTGCGGTGCCCGCCCCGAATTGAGGCGGGCTACCGTATGCTTAAATTACACATTGGTTATCTCCTCATTGTTAGCCAGAAAGTAATCTGCTTTGCACGTGTCAACCTGACCAGCATCAGTCAGGATAATAAAATTGGAAACAGACACTACCAGCAGAATCTTTTCTAATTGGATAGACAGGGTAGGTTTAATACCCAACCCAGTCACACCCTGATTGTGATCCATCCAAACGCAGTGTTCACCAACCAAGTCTATTACGTCTTGAGTATTGGTGCCGTCCCATTGGATTGCATTGAAAGGTGCAGGAATACGCCGATAACGTTTATGCATCTTTAACGATATCAAAAAGAGATTGCATGTATTCACGAGTTCCGCTATCATAGCCGTCACTGTCTTCCCAGATGTAATAATCTGGTTTAAGCTTCAGTGTGCCATAACCAACGGTGATGTGTGCTTCACCATTAGACCAAAAGATGTAGTGTGCATATGGACCAACGAATTGTTGCAAGCCAACTTGGCTAATGCCATCCCAACGATAAGCTAGGCGGGCACTATCCGTACCCTTCCGTTTGATTACTGTATTGCCTTTGGTGCGGGTAGCTTCAAATTTAGCTTTGGTTGAAGCCAGCATCATGGTAGACGCAGTACGGTTCAGTAAGCCCCGATACCACTCCCCAAACTGGGAAAGCAGATCTAATGTAGAAGGAAGCTTGATCTGTTTCACAATGCAATCGCCGGCATGAGTTTGTTGGAACCACTGTTAAATTCGACAACAACCTTTTCACCAACCAGGTCTGAATAGTCACCATCAACAGCAATCGATTTTGGCCCATCGTCTACAATAAGCACGGCTACACAGTTTACCAGCTTGTCACCTTCGATATCACACTTGGTGGCAAGAACTTCACCCACAACAACTGGTTGTGCGGCGTACAACGGCAATGCCCAGCACAAAGCTGTCACTGCGATAAGTTTACGGATCATGCTGCTTCCTTTTCTACTAAGCTTTTAGCAATCTTCATTGCGTGATTGTAATCGGTGACCACTTCGCCATTCAAGAACTTCTCGAAATAGCTACTGATGTCAACTGGACCTTTGAGTGTTTCGCGTGTGGAAGAACAGCAACGCGCGTAAGGGTTGTCGATGTAGCGCTCTACCAGAGCCACCATTTCTGGTTGTTCTTGTTTGGTGGACTCAGGTAGACACATCCACAGCAGTAGATAGTGGTTGATCTTGAGTAACCCACCAACACGGATTACATCACGAGCCAACCAATATTCCATCAGATACTTGAATGCCACGTAAAACTTGGACAGATCTGTTTCACCCATCAACAACTTGTACCATGGGTATTCTGCCAGAGGAGAGGCTTTCCACTCTGCGTGACGAGCAATTAGGTCCTCACGCATTTTAAGCACGTAAGCCGTTTCTTTAGCTCGTTGTTCTTCGTACGGACTCATTTTGAATTCTCCAACACACGGTATTCATCTTCATCTACTTTGATTACAGTTACCTCTCTGCCAATCGAACGACTGTAGTTAGCATCTGCAGCAAAACCTTTTGTTTCACCCGTCTCAGAACGAACTGCAACCAAGCATTCGTCTTCCGTTGGGAGAGCCCCACCACCACGAGGGTAATAGATGTTACCGTTTTTGCATGTAGCACCAATCAAAGTGCCAGTCATGATAAAATCGGCTTGACGTGGTTTACAACCCAGCAACAGAAATGGGATCAAGCACAGGGCAAAGCGTTTCATTACTTTTGGTCCAGTTGATGTGACTTAACAACAGTCAATTGCATTTCAATGAGAGCACCAGCAGTGATGATGGTACCAATGAGCACGGCAAAGACAATGGCAAGGAAGCGTTTCACGGTGATATCTCTTTTTTATTAGCCTATTGCTTGAGCAATATTGAATGGCTTTGGTTTTTCTACTTGACGATGAGATTCAAAGACGTGATCGTCTAAGTAATTCAAAACGAGAGCATCCTCTCGCCAGCGTCGGGTAAAGAAAGATTTTTTCAGGACAATTGATACACGGTACGTATGACGACTATCCGTATTGATGCAAGCGATGATCTCTTTGATGCAGGAGAATCGATCAGGTGCTAACGACTTCATTACAGCAATCACTTCAGCAGTATTACCACGAGTGTAAAATTTAGTCACGTTCTTTCCTTCTTTGTAAGTAGTCAATGGTTCTGGTGCTACCCAAGGGATCTCACTACCGCCCATATCAAAGATCATCTTACCTCCATGGCATAAACGGACCCAAAGGTCCGCGTATGATTAATCGTCAGCTTTCTTGAGCAAGTACGAGTTCGAGATAGCTTTCCACGACATTACGCGTTTCAGCGACTTGAACACGATACCTTCACGATAGGTACCTTTCTTCTGGTTGAAAGCACGTTGACCTTCAGCCATGGCCAGGACATCTTTAACAGTCCACTCTTTCGGAATTACGAAACGTTCGTGCATCACAGGAACGTAGGTCAGACCCAGTTCTTCTACGATCTTACGAGCTTCTTCCGGCAGAACTTCTTCGTTACCGTTGCGGTACACGTTGAAGATGTGGTATTCGTGTTCTTCTACACCTTCGAAGCCAGACTGGATGTCAGGACCGATCTGCTCACCTTGCAGGGTGATGAACTCACCGGTACGAGCATGGTAGGCTTTCAGCTTACCCAGGATGTCGTACTTAGCGATAGTGCGGGTGTAGTTGTTATCACCACCTTCGGTCTTCGCTTTCCACTCTGGAACAGTGATACCATTCCAACGGATGCGCAGTTTGAAGTTACCTTCGTCATCTTTGGTTTTCTTCCAAGAAACGATCTTACGGTTACGTGCCAGGAAAGTACCAACCCAGTAACGCAGCTGTTCGGTAAAGGTCCATTCTTCGCCACCGATACCCAGCTCGTAATTACGCGAGCAGACACCAGTACGAACACCACCATCATTGATGCAGAAAGCAGTCATCGATTGACCGTCGAGTTTGTAAGTTACTTCAAACTCTTCTTCTTCCGATTGAGCTACCGAGAAAGCAACAGTTTTGTTCTGTACGCGGTCTTGATCGGACTTAATCAGTTGAGCAGGCCATGGCATCAGAGTGCCACCGATGTTACCGAGGATCTTACGGATCAAACGGCTGTACCAACCCGAGTTACCCACAGCAGCAGGCCCATCGCGTTCGGTTTGTGGCTTTGGCTCGTACTTCAGGATACCGAGTTCCAGAGTCAGGTTAGTATCAACCGGAGCGTCTTTGAACTTATCGGGAACCGGAACCAGCAAACCTTGCGACAGTTCTTTACGCAGTTTGATAGTGGTCAGGCGGTGGTAGTTCTCGCCGTTAACACGACGGTTAGACGAACGACGTTCTTCCAGGAAACCAAACAGTGCTACGTTCGACAGCGGTAGCAGGGAATCGATCTCACAGTAAACAGCGCGTTCGCCTTTCTTGTACTCGCCAATCTTGACGCACAGTTGCCAACCACCAACGACAGCCAGTTCCAATGCATCGGCATTAGGGTGCTTAACAACGTCATCGATAACAACAATACGTGCAAGCTTGCGATCTTTTTCTACAACACCAAAACCTTCTTTGATCGGCTTGTCAACCAGAACAGTTTCAGCTACAACTGGAGTAACCACTTCTTGGGTCATTGCATCTTCCTCGTGGGATATTGAAACAGATCTCTCTGTATTCAATAATCCACACGAGTACTTTTTAGCAGATAACCGTAAGGGCAGTGGTCTTGTTGTTACTAACGCCACTACTAACCCGGAAGGTCCACGCGTTGTAACCTACACGCCAGTATGGATAACGCAGCACGATTACTTGCATGTCACCGGTATACTGCGTTTGCAACGTCTTAACGATTTGATCAACCGAGTACGTCTTTTCTTTCAGTTCCGACAGTTCAGCAATGGTCGTCTTCTTAACCGACCACGTCCGGGTAACCATGGTTAGCAACCAGATGATCCAAACTACGAAGGCAATGAAACCATCGATCAGGCTGTTTTGAATCCACCAATACCAACCGGTATCAGCGGGCTTGCGTTTCTTTACTTCACCTGTAATCAAAGAAAACAGGTAAATCAGCTTTTCCATTTTGTCTCACTTCTTCTTTTTAGGTTTACCCGATACTTCATGGGTATAGTCTGTATGGTGTTCATTTGGAATGAAATCCAGTTGTAGGATTTCAATGACTCGACCTTGGGCATCTTGCACCATACGTGCACCCAGAGTTACGCCACCACTTTCACGGGCGTGTTTCAGCGCGTCACGAAGTGGACCATGGTAATGAGCCACGAAAGTATAGGTGCCGTCTGTAACGTTGTGTGTAGGCTCTTTTAGTACAGAGCATACGCTCGTTGGGTTTATCTGTCCCAACCGCCACAGACGACGTTTGGCGTCCTTGTACGGTGTAAGGTTAGGAACACCAGCTTCTGTTTGCATGCCAATGGCTTTGTATTTCTTTACATAAGCTTCCAGTGCTTCTAGATAACCGTCTGGTTTGCCTTTTAGATCAATCGTTGTCCGGAACATCTTGTTCTGCCTCTTTTACGTTCAGCCAATATGCATAAATGGCTTTGTCTTTGGGACGCTGGATAAGGAAGTCACAGAAATGCAAAGCATATTCACGTGGACTGGTGTCGGCACCAATTGCTTCCTGAATAGCTGTGCTAAGTTCATTAGCGACTTGCTTCACTATTACAGCATCATCTGTTTTGGTTAGCTCACCCTTCAGTGCCATGTCCAATAGGACTTCCAGCATTGTATGGGTAGTAGATTCGAATGACAGGTTGTGTCGAATCAAAACTGCATTTAATGAGCATTTGCCACTGAGGAAATCTTCGATCTCATTCAATGGGTGTGGATTGTTGGTAAAGCGTGGAACGTCCTCGCCATCCAGGTAGTCATGGATCTGAGCTACCGTGCGATCAGCATACTGCGAAACAGTTTTGGTTGTGGTAGGACTATAACGGTTGGTACGACCCGTTAATTTTTCATCCTTCTTCAGATTCATCAAAGCACAACGTTCTTCGAGTTGCAGTTCGCGCTGGAACATGATTAGTCTTCCTGTTTAATGGGATAGTCGATTGCTTGAAAACGGACGTTCGTAATTGGACGTTCGTGATCAACCATGTGGAGATGGGTTACGTCTTTGATTGTGTTCAGCCAGTTAGCTACTACACCAGCCTCAGCACCAAACACTTGAGCTTCTTCAACATCCTGCACTTTGGTAAAGCTGTAATGCTTACCATCGTGAGAAACACCAGCTACCAAACCGACACTGTTCTTATCCAGTATCGGATACACGGTTACAGCAATAACTTTCTTAGTCATGACAACTCCGAATAAAAGCCTCCCCGAAGGGAGGCCTTATGTTGTTAAACAGCTACAGGGGCTTCAATGGCTGGTTGTGGATTGTAACCAATCACTTCCAGGTCATGATAAGTCATATCCAGGATCGATGTGCCGACTGGCAAGTTGATCTTCAGACGTGGTAGCTCCTGATCAGGAATGCGCTGTTGTTGCAGATCCACTTGGTCCAAATGGTTCAAGTAAATGTGGGCATCGCCGACCATGTGGATCAGTTCTTCACCGTACATATTAAACTGGTGTGCCAGCTTGTGCGTCAGCGAGGAATAGAATGTCAGGTTATATGGCGCACCCAAGAACACGTCATTGGAACGCATGTAGAACAGACAAGTCAAGCCACGACGTGGAATATTCAATGCATCACAGTACGCGTGCAGCTTGACGTCATCGCGCTGATATGCGTTATCAATTACGGTACAGAACAAATCCAGTGGATAAGGTGCATGTGTCGTATAAATGTCAGCATGACTACGTTTGGCGATGTCTTGATAAAGTTCCTTTTGTTCCCGTGCAAACCGCTCAACATAAATGTCATAGCGTTCACATGGGTCTAATTCACGAGTCCAGAACTGAATGAACGAATGGCAAGGTGGCAAAGCTTGCTCATCTACAAACAATGGATTCCATGGACACAAAATCAAACGACGAGAATCAGGGTTGTGTTCCAGATTCTTCAACAGCTCAGCGAATTGATCGAAGTCACGATGGTAGATGTCTTTGGTAGAGACGTCATCCGATACAGGGGTCATTGAACCCATGTACTCGAACCCACGCGCATGCATCTTCATGTGTTCTTCGTTACTCAGTGGATCAACCATCCGAGTGTCAGGGATGCTACGGAACATTGCACCGTAAACTTTACCGAGTTCGCCATCAACAACTTCTTGATCGGAGATACCCAGAGCAGTATAGAACTCAAACCACAGAGGATCTTCTTTATCTTCCCACCGTTTTACGTTCACATTGTTGTCCGATTTATCTAGGACCATGTGTCGCTCGTTAGGAAACACGTAGATCTTGTAATCATCTCCGACATGGAGTAGAGTCCAATGCTCAATTTCTTCCTCAGTTGACCCAGCACTGAAGACACCTGGCTCTTCCCAACCGAAATGGTTACGCTTGTAGGCACGACGCATTTCTTTCAGCAACCGCGGGCGGTAAGTACCTGTACCTTCCAGTACCCATTCATCCCAGATGTTGCAGTTGTTCTCTTTTAAGAACTTCAGACGGGTATCACCGGAGATCATCCAGTCTTCTTCGACTTGACCGGTTTTGATGTGAATCTTTTTGGTTGATACTGCAGCCAAACGGTTGCCGCGAATATCATAGCGGCGTACTACACCTGGTGCCGAGATAGTGCCGGTGTTAGTACGATCTTCTTTCTTTACACCGCGCTCTAGAACTTCGCGCTGCATTGACAAATACTGGTCCATCAAATTCTCCTGTGGTTATACATCATTGCCACAATGCGTTATTTTTCCACGTAGGGTGGCTTGGGGCGAATACCACACAAAGATCTTTGTTATGATGCGCTACCAAAGCTGGCCAACTGGTTTGCTTTCTGAATCCGATCTGTAAGGATGTCATCGTGTGATCATGAATGTCGAGGATGTTGGACAGTTGGATACCAGCAGCCAGATTAGGGACACGGTACAAACCTTTATCCAGTTCTTGATACAACACTTCTTCAACGTGTTCCATTGTGAAAGTCAACCGAACTTTCGCAAATTCCATCAGGCCCAAATGTTGCACCGTATATTGACCGGTGGTCTCATTGAACTGAATGGTTGTCATGAGTTCATCGAACGGCAGACGGTTCCGATAGATGTTGATATGTTTACGATCACCGTAGCTGGTGAACTGAATATGAAACCCACCTTTAGGCATCGCCCCTTCGGCAGTCAGCAATGTGCCATCAACAAAGGCGATGTCCTTTCCGACGAGATCTGAATGGGCACCACTTTTATGGGTATCGAAGTTGAGAACCACATCAAATTCAACACGTTCCGCTTTTGGTTTTTCACAACCTGCGCAGCAACTCATTTAACACCTCGTAATGACAAAAAAGAAAATAGGATGGGGACCCGAAGGTCCCCGTCCGATTATGCGGCTTCTTCTACTTCAGGAGCAAACTCACGTTGGATCGATGCTTCAATACGTGCACGCATATCACCAAGTGTTACTTGACGCAGGAACTTACCATTACGGAACAATGGCTTCAGTTCGCCAGAACCGTTCAGCAGGTCATCCCAGGTCATATCGACTTCTTGTTCGAGACGGTAGTTGAAATCCGAATCCTGTACCACGCGCAGGAAGCCTTTAGCCGACTTCTTGGACAGTGCAGTTTTTGGATCTTTGTACAGCTCGATCAGTTCGTCATTCACTTCGCAAGCAGTGGCTTTCATCGCCATGCCGAAAGTATCACGAGTGTTCATCTGGTAGGTATAAGAACCGATACCCAGAACCACGTTAGACGATGCGTAGCCTTTCTCAGCCAGACGGCGGAAGATTTGCTCTGCACGTTCAACAGTGATAGAGTCACCGTAGATCAGACCGATGTATTCGTTCAGGACTTTGTAGCCCTTAGTGTTTACATGGCCACCGAAAGAAGCCCACAGCGATTCGATCGCACCACGTGCTTCCACTTCGCGCATCTCACGACCGAGTAGTTCTTCGGCAGTGGAGTTGCTGAACTGATGTGGGTTTCTGTGGTTTTGCAATTCGTAGAACTTATCGCCGATACGGATAGCTTCACCGTTAACAGCTTCCCAACCGATGTTGTGCAGGGCTGCAACGAAGTCTTCGCGAGAATTGTACTCGACCAGATAGAAGCCACAGATCACATGAACCGGATTGCCCGAGTCAGGACGAACTACAACTTTAGCCAGACCGAGTTCGTTCTTGATTCGGCTTTCGATTTCGGCACGGATCGATGGTAACAGATCGGCAACTACCGACCAGAAGTCAAACGAATCGCATACCAGCGAGATGATACCGGTCTTGACTTTCTGCAGGATGATTTCCAGAATGTATTCGCGCTCACATTCCAGTTTCAGCTTGTCGATGAAAGCAGCCCAGTTTTCAGGAGCGATGGTCTCACTATCTTTGTCCAGCCACTTCAGCTTTTGTTTCAGGCGGGACAGGATGTTTGCAGTGGCTACGGCGTGCTCAGTAGCAGTAACCGAACCAGCAATCAACTCCTTATCGGAATCGGCGTGATACAAGCCCTCCAGGTAATCGATAGCCGGAACGGTATCGGTACCAGTAAACGACAACATGTGACCAGCGTTCGAACGACCAGCAGCTTCTGGGCCAGGCATACCACGGAACGAGAAGTCATGACCCTGCCATTGCACGTGCAGGTTATTGTCACAGGTCTCTTCGGCCCAGTGCTCCATGACCCGACGATATTCGTAGGCGATGGTTGCGTTAGTGATCGACTGCCAGTTATACGAACTGGTGATGGTTTCCAGATAGTTAACCAACCAGTAATGTTCTTTCTCATCATCGGAACTGTAAACAACC